GATTCCGTCGCCCTTGACGTTCCAGACAGCGACATTCTGGATCTTCACATCCTGGACGTGGCCGGTAGCGTAGATCCCGCCGGGGGGAGTGGTTCCTGTGATGGCGGCGGTAGTAACGCCGATATCCCGGATCGAACAGCCCTCGTTCTCACCTGTCCAGCCTGACACTTCCTTGTCCCGAAGGACGATCACGGCAGCACCGGACCAAGTACCCGAGTCTGCTCGGATCTGACTGGACTGCATGGAGGACTTGTAGGGCCACATCGGAGCCCCGTCACCCAGGATGTGCATGTTGCGATCGAGGAAGATCGGGGAGGAGATCCGGTAGGTACCGGCTGGGAAGTAGATCACCGAGCCCACGTTGGAGCCCGAGATCGTCTTGTTCTTTGAGTCGTTGGCAGCCGCTGAGACAGCCTTCATGACTGCCGCGTGGTCCAGCGTAGTTCCGTCACCCGTAGCGCCAAAGTCCTTGACGTTGTAGGTTCGGGTGGGTGCCAGATTACGCATGGAGCCTCCTTATGCGAGAATCAGAACACGATACTGGTTGGTGCTGGGCGCAGTGGCAAACCTCAAAGTGACAGTGGAAGTGCTTGTTGCCTCCCAGTCCGTCACGACCCCCACGGGGAGATCCCCCGACACGTCGAGAAGGCTCACTGAGATGTCCTGAGTGCCCAACCCATGCGTAACAACTATTGAAGTGTCAGTTCCGTTTCCGACGTTTCCGGCGAAGCGCTTGGCCTGAGCCACGCCAGCAACCTGGGTGTCCACGTACTTCTTCGTGGCTGCATCCTGGTCGTCGGTTGGGTCTGCCACCCCGGTCAGCTTATGCGAACCCATGGCCAGGTCCGCCGTTGGGGCAGCCATCTGGTTCAGGGTGCTTGTACGAACTTGCGCGTTGAACGAGGTAGCGTCGAGCTTGCTGGCCACGATGCCGGCACTCGCCTTGATGTTGGCGTTATCGATCACCCCGTCCGCGATCGTCGGGTCAGGGTAGGAACCCGCCAACTCCCCACCGGCAGGGCCAGTAGGAGCGCCGGAGCCACCCGAGGTGGTCAGGTCCGTCCAGGACGTGCCATCGTAGTAGCGAAGGAGATCAGTGCTAGTGTCGAAGTAGATCTGACCAGCGACAGGGTTATCCGGGGCAGTGTTCAGGGACTGAATCCGGGCATTCTGAAGCTCGTTCAGCGCCAGGTCCAGGTTGTTCGCAAACTTCATGTGGACTCCTAGCTAAGATATGCCCGGCCCGCAAGGGCTCCGCTGAAGTCCACCACGACCTGAGACGTGATAGACTCTGGGGGATAAGAAATGTCAGCCTCAACCTTCTCGCCAGCCGAGTTCACAATAGTGACTGCTGGAGGAAAGCCGAGAGAGTGATTGATCGTCCATGTAGCAGAAGGCACGGACTGATAATGGATGTACGAGTCGGCAGCCCCTGGGGTGCCAGCAGCCACACCATAGGCGTAGATCTCATCGCCCTCGCCGGTCATCCCCTGAAGCCGCACGTACAAAGTGCGAGTATCATCGTCAGGTCCGTAGAACCGGTCCATCTGGGAGTCGGTCACGGTGACCAGGGAGATGGGGCTAAGCCCCAGGTCTACAATGTCGGCAAGCGTAGTGCAAGCCTGATCAGTGTAGACCTGGAGCTTCATGCCATCTACGATTCGGAGGAGGGCTGAGCCACGAAGGACGCCGGCTACGAACTGCTCGTTGGGGAACAGGTTACGAGCCATGATGCCCTCCTAGTTGAGTCAGACGCTACCGGCCTCGGTGAAGCTGGCCTTGGCCGCACGAACCACGGTACGGTTGCCGCCCACAACGGGGCCGTCCGCAACCGCCGAGGCGCCCGCGTACATGGTCACAACCGAACGGTCGATCATGTGCAGCGCGTCGTAGTCCTGGAGCCACATAACCGAGACGCCATCGCCAGAAGCCGACGCAGCCTGCACAGCACCCTCAGGAGCACGCGGGGTCACGGTCGAGACGATGAAGGCGGTGTTGTGGAACAGGTACATCGCGTTCGCGTCCACGTTCTGGTCAACCACAACGTCCATGCCGAAGATCCGACCGATCGTCGCGTCCCGCAGAGCGTTGGTGTTGCCCTGGCTGTCGTAGCGCTGGAACTTGTCCGACAGCAGCAGCGCGGTCTCGATGTTGATACCCACGACCAGCTTGCGGTTCGCCTGGGGAACGTACTTGGCGTTCAGGGCGTTACGCATGAGCAGGATCGTCTTGATGACCTTGGCCGCATCCTCGTCCGAGCCGTCACCGGCCAGCGCGCCGCCGTCGAACACGAGGTCCGTGTGGTAGTTCGCACCGGTCAGGGTGTCAGCCGCCAGGCCATCCAGCTCCTCCGCGATGGTGCGGACCTGAGGAGCCAGGTACTGCCGCGCGAAGTTCGGAACGGTCAGGGTCAGGTCCTCCAGGGTCACACCCAGAGCCTTGTACCACGCCTTGTCGATGGTCAGAGGCGAGGTGACCTCACCCACGGTGTCCACGACGATCGAAGGCCGGTCGCCATAGGCAGTCGGACCAAACGAGTCGTAGGTGGCGTCGTCACCGGTCGGAGTGCCGGACGGGCCGACATCCTGGCCTGGCCGCCAGCCAGCACCAAACTGGCGAGCCGCGCTCAGCCGCTGAGGAATGCGGATGTTCACGGTGTCGTGTGGACGACCAGTCCAGTCAATGTGGCTGTCGCGGAAGAACAGGTTGACCAGGGTCAGTTCCTTCTGAAGCAGGGCAATGCCCACGTCCACAACGTCTCGCGCCTGGACCAGGTTGTTAGTGTTGCCGTTGGAAGCCATTAATTTCCTTCTTTCTTAGGAGATCTCGGTACGAGTCTCTTCCACTCGGTAAACGGTGAGGGTGGACGTGCCGCCGAAGTGCAGCGCATCTGTGTACCTGCTGGCGTAGTTTAGAGCCAGCGAATCCGAAGGAGAGTCGAATTGAATCGTCCCCTCGTACGGTCCTGGAATGCTCTCAGTTGCATTTACAATGTGAGCCTCGTACCGCATGATCCTCCAGAGTAGTCAGGGCTCAGAAGCCGTAAAGGCTCTGGGCAATCTTGTCAGCATCGATCTTCGGGGTGGGCTCCGGATCGCTGCCACCCTTAAGCTCCTTACCCCGACGAGAGAAGGCAGGAGTGTCATCCTCACGGCCAGACAGCCCGAGGTCGTTCATGAGAGTGTCGGCGTCAGCCTCCAGCTCTTCCTTAGTGGAACCAACGAGACGCTTAGCCTGGGCCTTGGTCAGACCCTTCTCAAGCGCGATCTCCGCGCGCCAGTAATCCTGCTCCAGCTTGGTCTTGGCAGCGGCCAGCTCCGAGAACTTCTGCTCCGAAGTCTTCTCGGCCTCCTGGCGCTTACGGAACTCCTCTTCGAGGGGCTCAAGCTCCTTCAGCCGGGCACGCAGGGACTGGTTTTCACGGTTCTTCTTGCTCATTGCCTTTCGAGCACGATCCTCATCCCACGTCTCACCCGAAGTCTCGTCCTCGGTGTCCGGGGTGTCCTCGTCCGCCAGCTCGTATTCGCCGGTGTCGTAGTTCTCAAGGTCGTTGGTCTCGTCGGCCATTGTCGCCTCCTAGGGCTTGTTCCGGGCCTCGTAGGCACGTCGGAAGGCGTTGATTGCTGCCTTGCCCGACTTGCCCTTGGTGGCCTCCTGATAAAGTTTGTAGTACTCATCCACCACCGGTGGACTCTGAGCCTCATCCACAAAGAACGGCTCGATGAAACAGTGGCAGTGGTCGTGGACCTTAGCCTGCCCTTCCTCTCCCACGAACAACTCGTTGGAGTTCTTGCCAGCCGAGCCCTCGTTCTTGTAGACTGGGCCACGGCTAATGAGCATCGCGCAGAAGTAGCAGGGAGAGCCTGTGGATGACAGCCTCTGCCATCCCACCGCTACCCTGTCCTTCTTCACGTTGTCCCTGACCGTGTTTCGTCCCGCATCACCCACGATGCGATCAGCAGAACCGGTCAGAGTCACGGTGGCTCGGGACTTGGCCTCAGCCTCATCCAGACCAGCCCCAAGAGCCTTCTTCAGCTCGGTAGGGCCGGTGACCCCGAAGGACACCTCGTAGAGAGCATCCGGAGCAGGATCAGCCAAAATCGAGGTGTAGGGTGTCGAGATGTCCAAAGAGCGAATCGCATCGTAGTACTGCCGGCCAATGGATGCACTGGCCAGCTCGTACTGCTTCACGATCTCACGGACTCGGGGGAAGGCGTCAGCCCACCACTGATCGAGATCCGCTAACTCCGCTCCCTGCAACGTTCGCTCCATTACTGGAGCCATACGCTGAGCCAAGCTGGCTTGCTGTTGGGCGTACCAGGCTGCCAGCGCCTCGGTTTGCTCCTGACTGGCCATTCACACCTCCCTCGGGAGGCTGAAGCGCCATCTGCTGAGCCAGAGCCTCGGCATCGCGCTTCTTCTTGGCGTTTCGCCAACGCTGGACATCCTCCTGAGTCACATCAGGGATACGCTCCCAGAGCTGATCCGGTGGAACCTCCAGCATCACGGCCATCTTGCCGTACGCGTCCGCCACCTGAGCCAGCGAGCGAGTCTCGGTGTCTTCCCAGAACGTCTCCAGGGTGTAGTCCTTGGCCTCATCCAGGTCACCGCCCATGTAGGCTGCAACACGAAGCATCTGGCCAACAGCCTCACCAAACGACTTCTGACGCTCCGCCGTCTTACGACTAGCGGCTGACTCAAGAGCCGACAGGGCATCAGAGGCGATGTTACCGCCGATGTCACCCAGGAAGTTCTGAGGGGGAGTCTGGGACTTGATGGCGAAACGACGAATGGCGAACAGGGCAGAGTCGATGAATGGCCCCATCGAAGTCTCCTCCATGGTGCCGGCCTTGGTGTCGGCATCGGGGAAGACCATCATCACGTCCTGAGCCAGGCGCATCTTCTCCTGCTGGGCCTTGTTGCCAGGGACAGGGTTGCCGTCCTCATCAACGTCACCCAGCATCACGCCAGAAATCCAGCGGATCTTGAAGGAGTTGAACGTCTGGGTCATGAGCAGGTCGAACAGGGTCTGGTTCAGGTTGTCCTGGGACGGGATCAAGGGCTCAACCTCACCCCAGTATCGGCCATCCAGGTCCAGCTCGTTGACGAAGCGGATCACGGGGCAGACAGGAACACCGTGCTCGATACGACTAGTCTCGTCCCAGACACCCTCGGAATCGCCCTGAATGTAGTCGATCGCATACGTGTCATCGATCAGGGTGATCGTGGCCTTCTGCTCACCCTGCCAGTCCGGGAGCTTGCACTCCTTGGTCAGCCCGTGCACCTCAATAGCACACTCGGGGAACTCGTCGTTTGCCGGGTCCTCGTAGAAGGCCATGAAGTGTCGAGGGGAATGAGCAGTGATGACCGGGCCAGGCTTGCGCGTGAACACGTTAGCCCCGGGGAGAACCGTGGAGTACGCCACTCCGTACGTCAGCGCCGTACTCCAGACCTGGGCCTGGCGAGCATCCCACCGGTTGTCCTGCCAGTACTGCCAGCACTTGGCATTCGTGGCGTCAGGGTCGTTCGAGCGGAACGAGTTGAGGATCAGAGCCTGGGCTCGCACCTTGACAACCAGGTCGAGGATGTTGAACTTGGCTCGGGCCATCAGGCGAGCATACTGCCGAGTGGTGGGGTCCATCGGCTTGATAGGGTCGTCCTGAATCCCTCGGTAGTACTCATCGATCTTCTTGAGCCCAACCCGGTGGCCATTCCCGGTCTGCTCAAGAAGAAACGTGGGGAGCAGGTGATCGTTGATCAACTGCACGGGGTTATCAACTGGCATCGTCCCTCCAAGGGGCTACCAGGCAAAGCCATAACGCTTCTTCTCTGGCTTCTCCTTGGTGCGGAAGTCACGCCAGGCCATGAAGGCGAGGACCGTTGCCGCCAGGGCATCGACCTTGTTATAGCTGCCTGCATTCTCCTTGCCAAACGAGATGCCGTACTGGTTAGGCCGGCGTCGGGCATTGAGAATGTGTCGGGTCAGTAGTTTGTCTGGTACATACAGGCCGGGCTCGCCAGTCTCAATCCGGGCCGCCAGGGCCTCGGCTGCTTGAGTTGACTGTCCCAGCTTGGTACGCATGTCCCAGCCAACAAAGGACGAAGGCGAAGCCTTGATCTTGAGCTGGTTCATGTACTTCATCGACCAGTTGTCGACGTAAGACTCCCACTCACGCACATCAGAGTAGAAGCCCACCACGTTGTACTGGGCGAAAGCCCACTCAACGTGGTCGTTCACAGCAACTCGGTCAATCTCCCAGCCCTCATCAAATGGGGGGCGTGGGCGCTCCCAGACCTTCAGGCACTGAATCAGCCCGTCCTTGACTCGAATGGCCACCAGAGCCGTGGAGTCTCGGGTCTTAGATCCGTCGAAACCGAGGACAACCTGTTCACCCTTCTCAATAGCCACACCAGGTGGCGCAGAGCAGCGTTCCCAGTCCTGCTTGGTAACCCAAGCGTCCTCAGCAGCGACCACCTGATTGAAGTAGAACCGGCGAGCCGACGCCATGGGCGTCTGGCCATCCAGGATCTCCTCCAGGAGTCGTGGGATGTTGAGCCATACGGAATCGCCACGAGCGTGCTCAAGGCACCGGGTGATCCGGCGCTTGCGCTCAGCGATCTTGGCTGCACGCTCTTCCTCGGTAGAGGAAGGCATGTCCTTGCAGTACACGTCAATGGCCGGGTTCGACTCCAGGGAGTCGTAGAAGATGCCCGAGGCGATCGACTTACCCGTGATGATATCCTGTACCGAGTCGTAAGTGCCCTCGGCCCAGGAGTTCTGACCAGGAACGTGCGCGTTGGTGATCTGCATCGATCGGGCACCACCGCCAGGCCGCTTGGCCAGGTTACGGTCGATAACGGTACCCATTTCGTCACCGCCCTGGGCTGGAACCCAGTGGTGAGTCTCGTTCATGATGACGAAGGTTGGGCGCCCACCCTCCAGGGCACGAGGCGAAGAGGTGACAGCCTCGATCTGACCGAATGGCGACTGAACCTGCTCCTTACCAACCTCGATCCCAAACCGGGCGATGGCGAGCTTGGAGAACAGGCCAGGGAAGACCTTCATCGTGTTCTTGGTCTGGAAGATGGAGACAGCAGCGATCTGAACCCAGGCTGCGTTCTCCCGGACTGCGATAGGGTTACCCTCGTCGTCCCAGCCGCCAAACCGGCAGGGGCCGAGCATCTCCACAGCAGCGATGATGGCCAGGAAGGGGTCCTTACCCCAGCCCTTCATGCGCCGAAGAACCCCACGGCGGAACAGGAAGTTGCCGTCATCGTCAATGGCGTACCACCAGAGCAGAATTCGAATCTGCTCAGCGGTTGGGCGCCAGCGAGTGCCTGCCAGGGGCCCATCGGACTGGAGGAGGTACTCGTCCGCGAAGGACAGGACATCCCAGCCCAGAGTCTTCTCTGGTAGGATGAACGACCCAAAGGCGTCTCGCTCCCAGACAGGGCCGTAGTGAACAGCCTCCAGGTCCTCCCAGGCGGCTCGATGCTCCTGGAGTTCCTGAGTCATACCGCACCACCAGCCAGGAGCCGGAACTGTGCCATCCGGTCCTCCTTGGCCTTAGCCTCCTGCTCCGAGTTGTCCGAACGGTCGATCTCCATCTTGAGCCGGCGCCGGTCTCCCTCGGTGAGCATGAGCGAGGTCAGAGCGGACATGATCTCCCCGAACATGGTCGGGCTCTTCTTCTCCTGCGAGAGGTAGTCGTTGAGCTGCGACATGATGATTCGGGCGTACTGCCAGTCCGAAGGCTCGTAGAACTTGGCCTGGCCAGACTGGGTGAGGCTGTGGTACAGTGAAGTTACAAGTTCATGGGCTTCGAAGCCAAGCTCGGGCGGCTCAACGTCTCCCGTCATCACAACGCGGGTAGCTGCCGACGCCTCCTTGGACTGGCGAGGATGCCCCATACGCTGATCTTCCCGCTTACCAGCGGGTCCACGAGATCCCATGATAGCCTCCAGGGCAAGGAAGGAAGTTTGAAATGTTTCGAATGTACAGCAACCTGCTCATCATCGGGTTCGTCCTGATGATCCTAGGAGCACCGATGGCCCTGCTCGGGCTGGCGGTGCACAACCTTCAGTTCATGCTGGGACTCGGGATGTTCGCAGGCCTGTGTGGCGCGATCGGGCTGGTCGTGTCCATCATCGAGAAGGATATGAAGCAGGCTAAAGCTCGCCGAGATTACGCTCAGCGGTACGCCGCTTGGGCAGAAAGCGCTGCCCGGACGCCTGGTTGCCCTCCCATCCAGATTTCATACTGTGATGTGCGTGGCAAAGAGCCCGGAGATTTCTGCGGCTGTGGTCGTCACCGCGTCTGATGTGGTCGCATTCCTCGGCGGGTTGGATGCACCGCTCTACTTCGCCATCAGAGTAGCGCTCAGTCCACTCACAGCGATAGCCGGCCTCCTGGAAGACGCGCTCTCGTAGTTTGGCCCAGTTCGCAGGCAGCCGAGCCCTGCGACTGGAGCCCTCCCACGCCATCACTTCCGCCTGTGGTGCTTGGCCTCAAACTCGGCCTGCTCAACCCCAGGGGCGTGGCCTGGCCAGGCCCCCGTGGCGCGGTGGTGCAGGTTAGCGCAGAGGCCCTTGGCGTCCTGGGGGAAGTACTTGGTGAGGTGCGACAGGCACCGGTCGAAGTCACCGGGAACGCCCCAGCGAATCTTAGCGGCGCCGACGCCATGGGCCCAATAGCGCATCAGGCGCTCGGTATTCTCTACGTCCTTAGGACTCTTCTCCACCATCGTCATCGCCTCCAGAGAGTTCGTACATGATCCCCTCCGCGATGTCCGACACGGTGTCGTTGTCCAGTGCTTCTCGGTGGAGCATCTTGGTGATCCACGGAGACTGGTCAGCCATCACGAACGAGTGGATGTGCCGGCCCATGTTTTCGTCCACGGCCTCGAACGTGAGCACCCACGAGTTGATGATCGCGGGGCCGCCCAGAATCTGAGCTGCGAGCGGCTCGAAGATCTCCTCGATCTGGACGATCTCTTCTTCCTGCTGGTCTTCTGGCTCCTCGGCCATATCCCCTCCCCTGAGTGTGGTACACTGAGTACATGATTACATCGACAGGAACCTGCCTACGGTGCGGGTTGGCGTTCTCCCGAGAGCGCAAGCGAGGGCCAGCGCCCAAATACTGCTCAACCAAATGCAAGGACCTCTACAATCACCCATACACCAAAAAGACGAGGGTCTTGAAGGTGTGTCTCTACTGCAAAGGCACCTGGTCTCCCGGGCACGAAGGAGCCAAATTCTGCTCCGCCCGATGTGGGGCCAAATGGAGATACCGAAATGACCCAGAGTCTCGGGCCAAAACCCTGGCCAGAGCCCGCGTCCACAGTGCTGCGTGGCACAAGAAAAAAGCTGCCGAAGACCCAGAGTGGGCCAAGCTCAGGCGTAATGGCTTTCTTAGGGCACGTCTTGGCGAAGACTGGGACTGGTTCTCTAAGCTGCTGGAAGTGAAGCTTGAGTACTGGGGAGGACGATGCTGGGTATGCGGAGAGCACCCGGAAAAAATCCAGTGGGACCACGTTAAGCCAAAGTCAAAGGGAGGGGCAGACTTGATTTGTAATCTCAGGCCCTCGTGCCCGGATTGCAATAACGCAAAACGCGCTAAGTGGCCGCACCCAACGTCTGCATTTTATGCAGCCTAATCCTCGCAGCCCCATCACTGCCCGTGTGCAGGGTGGGGCTGTTTTAAACTCTAAAACTTCAGCGGAAGTTTTTATGCTATGACGGCTCGGTACGCGCGTATATAAGGTGCGGGGTCGCCCCCACCCGTTATGCACGAGCTTGCGCCAGCATGTGCCACGATGTCCGTTTGTTCGTCCGTCACTGAGCGTGAGCGAGTGTGTGTATGTTTATGCGAGTGAATGCATGACATGTATGTGATGTGATACATGTACTGATACAACTAATGTCACTCATTAGTGTGTTGTGCATTAGCTGCGCGTGGCTTACGCTTGCGCGCTTGCTTGCGTGGTGGTGTGGGTTGTGTGCTGTCTGCATTGGGCGCCTCAACCACGTCACGTGCCACCCCACGAGACAGCAGTAGTGCACGCTCTCCAGGGAAAGCCCGTATGTGGACGCCATCGGACATACGCACCATCGGGTACATCATCGTGTGCTCTCCATTCACCGGTGTTTGTGCTGGTCAAGGGCAGTGCATGTACCTCTAAGGGGTGACCCTATTGCGCCATGGCCAGGGCAGGGGCTAGATTGGTGTCATCGCCACGGGGGACACGGCGGAACGGGCCGGCTAGACCGGATGTGTTGCGAGTAGCGGCGCACAATCCGTTTCGCTAGAGGGTTCACGGTGGCGACAGGGGTAGTGCTTAGGACCCGGACTAGCGTTCTGGCGAGGCACAACACCCCGGTTTGACAGAACGGCTAGGCATCGTGGTAAGGTTTCACCAGCACGGCCCGGAAGCAACCGGCGAGCGCGGCTAGCTCGCTAGGACAACCGGCGCATAGGTCACTTGACAACTGGATAGGCCGGGACGCAAGAACCGCCATAGCGGTATCTCGTAAGCCTGCCGTTTGCCGGCCGGTCGTCTGTGAGGCGACATGGTGCTATCAATTCGGGTAGCACTTTCACGCCTCACAAGGGGACATCATGAAACGATGGATTGCGCTTTTCGTATTGGCGCTGGCCATTCTGTTTGCCAACGTTCACACTTACGGGGTGTTCAATCACGCTCTCAACGCCGGTGTCACCATCGGTCAATGCGGGGTGGAGATTAAGGGAACTCCCGGTGTGTTCTGTACTGAAAACGGAGGCATGTAATGGCGATGATGAGTGAGATTGACGCGTTCATCCGGGAGCAAGCACGCTCGGACCGGAAGCACGGGGTCAATTGGCCATACATCGCAGTCTACGACGCACAGATTGCGTTTGGCGCCAGCCTCAAGTCAGGAGACATCATCGCCGTCTATCATGATGCATGGTATACCGACGCTGATAGGCACTTTGCCGAAAAGGCGGGTCAAGCGTACGATGATATGGACTACCCAAAGTTCTATCGTTGTATGGCTGCGCTTCAAAGGCTTACCAGCGGGACGCACTTTCACGACAGCATTCACCCGTTCACTCATCGGTAAAGGGGAAACAACTATGTTCGCTGCTTACGTCATCACGCCGCGTGGTCCGGTCGGTGTCCGTCGTACTTTCGGAAGTAAGTCGGCGGGTACTCTCGGCGCAAAGCGACTCGGAGTAAAGTACAACGTTCCCGGTCGCTACCGGACCGTTCAGGTTGCCAGTAAGTAGCCTGCCAGGCAATCGGGCGCATCGTGGTACAATGGCGGTGCGTCCTTTTGGCCTTACAGTCTATGAAGGGATAGGCCATGACTGGTTTCACCTACCCGCGCTTTCTCTCCATTGAACGTCTCAAGTCGGAAGTCACTCACGGTGGGTCGCACTTCTTTGACCGGGACGCGATGCGATTCTTCAAGTCCCGGGTGAATCGTACCCTGTACGGTGGGCGATTCTTCGTGACGAGTGAAGACAACGGGTACGACGGACGCAAGTACACCGTTCGTTTCGTCCGGCAGGATGCGAACGGGCACTACACCATGACGGACACCGGTTTTCAGCGGTACAGCACTAGCCGGGCCGCAAACAACGCGGCGCGTGCTTTGGGTCAGCGGTTCTATGGCACGGATGACCCGGAGGAAATCGTCACGGTAGATAGCGACCGCGAGTATCTGTAGCTTGCTCGGGTGCATCGATCAATGGTCGGTGCATCCTATGAACCCTACAGATAAGGGAGACATCATGGGCAAGCCAACCATTGAACGCGGACCGGCCAGCAACTATGAAGCTGACAATGAAGTGATCCGAGAGGTACACGGCCAGAACGGCACCGGGTTTCTGCTGTCAGTCCGCAACATGACGGATGGCACAGTGTTGGTGGACGTATACCGGGCGGACGACAACGTCCGCGTACTCAACGCGTCGCACTGACAAGGGAGACAAGATCATGACCACTACGACCCGATACACCCGGTGTGATCACGGCCAGTGGTTGCAAGACGGACCGTGCGACGCGTGCAATGCCCGTAGCACCGACCGTGGATTCACCATGCCGGATTTCATGCGAGAGAGACTGACGGACATGGCAACGGAGCTTGACGAACTACGCCACAACATCGGGAAAGCAAACGAATTGCTGTCCACGATGGCACAAGCGACCGACCGTGAAACGTTCGAAACAAGCTCTAACGCTTATGCGATGCTGACAGCTATTCTGAGAATTCAGGTAGCCAACCTGTAAGGGAGGGTCATGCGAAAGATGATCGTTGGCGTAGTGCTGGCAAGTACGGCACTGCTTGGAGCACCGACCACGGCCAGTGCGAGCACCGCAACCGCAAAGACTGTGTGCCATCGGCAGAACGTCAAGAGTCATCGTGTGCAGTGTGAGCGGTACCGAAAGGCTCACAAGTTGCATCGGGTGTCCCTGGCACTAGCAAAGGACATCACCGGGAAACGGCAGACTGCCTATGCTCGGTATGGAAACACCACATACGTATTCGCAATCAACGGCAAGCGATACAGTTCCTAGGCAATGCTGGGTTTGCGGGTGGCATCCCGTGATACGCTCCGGGGTGCTGGCCGTTGGCCTCACATTGAAGGGATGGGCCATGACTGAAAATGAGGCACTTACCGACTACTGGGTTGCGTTTGAGAATCTGGCAAGCGCGTCCACCGAACCCTGTGTAGAAATCCGCGTGACGGGTTGCTACGGCAACTACCACTCGGACTATTACGCACTTCGCAATGACGGTTGGTACAACGTTCGTGCGGCACACCGTCCAAGCTACCGGAGCCTCAAGGCTTTGTGGTACGGCGAGGATTGCGAGGACATGCTGATTGCGCTTCCTTGCGCTTACGGGGACTACCTCGGTAGCGATTTCGACGCGGCCAACAGTAGGTACCTGACGGAAAACTACACGTTCGTTCGCACTGAGGGTGACATCACGGCGGGAGTCAGCACGGTTGTTTCTGTGCTGTCCGGGTCTCTCGGGGTAGTTGACGGGGAGGCACCGGAGGCGACCACGGAAGAAATCGTGGCACTCACTCACGAAATCGAGAGTCTGTCCGATTACCCGTTGCTAGACGACGACACCCACTCGGAGTACATCGCTGAACTTGCAGAGGCATCGTGGGACGCGTACCGATGGGCTGATCTTGTGTCCACCATCGGAGAGCGCTTCCACCGTGAGTACAACGGGTTGATCCCGGCGGAGGATCACGCCGCTTTCGAAACCATGCTTGACGTTGACATGACGGATGAAGAAACCGATGCCGTCAAGATGTCTTACGAACGCGAGGCATGCTGGGTAGGGGAGTCGGGGACGGCTACCGACGTACGCAACGATGCCAACGACGCAAGCGAGAGAGCCGCGTACCGGCGCACGTGCGAGTTGTGGTCCGCGCGGCAAAACCGAGTCCTGCCCTGTGGGCACCATGATAAGGCTGGGCTTTGCGGCGGTTGCGACTCTGCCGATCGGCCGTGGTATGACCGGTGATCTACTGGCTCGCTACCGTCAGTTGGCGGTAAGCGAAGCGGAGCAAACGGCCGCGTGTGTGGCCGGTACGGGGAGTGAACGGCAACTACGCAAGACACGGGAAGCACTGGCGGCACTTGACCGCGTAATCCGGTGCCTTATGCGATGACGCTCTGATGGCGCTTGAGGGCGCCCTGTGCATGGCCTACGGGCTGTGCCGGGGCGCCCTTTTTGTTTGCCCGTTTGTACCAAGTGTTGTGTGAGACTGCCAGGGAGGCACACAGTGCGCCGGACAGTGGCGATTGTGAGCCTGCCTAGTGCTCTCAGACGAACGGAGAGCGCCTAGAACGGGCTAGGGGTACATCGGGTAGGGGTAGGCACTCAACGGCCCGTACAGGCCAACTCAGCGGGTTACTTGCCTACGGCTAAGCGTCCCACTCAGTTGCGCTGTACGACGTCGGGTGGGCCGGGGGTATACCGACCTAGGGCCTAGGCGAGTTAGGCGCTTAGCGTCGCTCTCAACGGGCTGCGCAACGGGTTCTGTGTGAACTGCCAGCGGAAGCCGAGGCCCTACGCGCGTACGCGCGCGGTATCCTGTTTCGCGCATAACCGGGCATAACCCTCGGTGACGGTTAGGGCGCGCGTTCCACGGGTCTTAGCGCGGGCGCCTGCCCACGCGGGTACCTGCGCGTCCCGGCGTGCCCGAGCGCGTAGCCTGGGCGCGGGTACACGTGCGCGTCACGCGTTAACCAGCCAAAATACGCGCGCGGGCGCGTGACGTGCGTACGCATGCGTTAACCGGGAAATATACGCGCGCGCATGTTAACCCAGAAATGCGCGTGCGTCAGGTTGTCGGGTGGATGTGATGCGACAGCAGGTGGGCCTTGGTAGGATCACTCTGGGGCCAGATGTAGGTTGCGTCCTCAACAACGCCGGTCGGAGTAGGCCGGGTAGGGTGCTCAACCATGAAGGTTCGCATACAATCCCAGGAGCAGAAGTCCAGATCGTCATTCAGGCTAGAGCCAGACTCGAAGGCCCCGAACCAATCATCAGTGTCCGGGCCAGCCTTCACGCTGCTCTTGCCACAGTTGTCGCACTCAGTCCAGTGCTTGCTTACCATGTGCTCTCCTCACACGAAGCGTCGAACTAAAGAAAATTTGTAGTTTCAAGGCTAGACAACCGACCCCCCTGGGGGTGAACAATCGACTTCGGGAGTTTTCGAACCTCCCAAGGTCGGCAGCAATGCCCCAGGGTGTCACGGCTTGAGCTGAGGGAACTTCCGATACACCGCAGCCTTGACCTGCTTCTGCTCCGCTGGAGTCCCATGCTGTGCGACACGAGCCAGGGCATTACGAGCGTGAGCCAGGTCTGGGATGGGGTAGGAGCCAGGGCCAGGAGCCTTTTCCGGGATGGCGAAGGCACTCTTGGGGAGGCTCTTACGCTTCTTGGTGGACAGGTCAGCCATGGCTACTCCTTACCGCTCCCAACGGCTCTTGTCAGGGAAGGCTTCCTTGATGTATTCTCCTACGGGGTGTCGCTCGAACACCTGGTTTTCGGTGCTCAATATGTCCCACGAACGCCAATCGCCTCTAGTGGTCCAGTAGACCTTGGAATCGTGGTCAGCACGAGGTGGGATAGGGTCGAGGGTGGCACCGTACACAGACCGAGCGGAAACCCCACGTCCGGAGGCTCGCTCAAGCTCGTATGCCATGACGTGCTTGTTGACTGGCAAAGGAGTGTGAAGGGCGAAACTCAGAGGTTCCTCGACCCCACGGTCCTTCAGGTAGTTGTAGGTGTTGGCCAGAGTCTGCGTCCAGGCACTGTTCTTGTTCGGGAAGAGGGCGATATGCTCTTCCAGAGTGCACCGGTACTCAGTGCGAGGAGTGTAAGGTTGCATCAGGAAGAAGTCATCGTTGAACAGCAGGAAGTTATCGGGTACCTCGGGGTGCGCACAAGCCAGACGAATGGCGTTGACAGAGTTACCCATGGGGTACGAAGACTTCTGATTGAGGGGGTTCGGGATGTGGCGGAAACCCTTGAGATGGATGGAGGCGTCCCCCACCAGCCACAAGTCACCGACCTCTGGGAAGTTCTTCTCCACGGAGCGCAGAGCGTATCGAAGCTCCTGGGCAGTACCTGCTGCCTTGTACGGCATCACGATGTCCATCAGTTGTACCAGACCCCTCCTGGATAGAACGCGTTCACCACACCCACTGCTGCAAGAAGAATCTGGCAGTCAGGGCAAGGCTCGTGAGTCACGTACATGACCGAGCCCTCACGAAGCTCAGGTGGACACCAGATGATGGCATTGCGTTCCGCGTGGAAACTGATACAGTTGGCATAGCCTACGTTTGGGGGCTGCTCTGCTGTGCTGAGTAGTCCTCGGGGGCAAGCCCCGCTGAGGCAGCCTGGAGCGCCAGGAGCTGTGCCGTTGTAACCAGTGCTGACAATTCGGTTGTCACGTACCAGTACTGCCCCGACTTGACGTCTACGGCAATCGGCTCGCTTAGCCACAGAGGCAGCGATGTCGAGAAAATACTCGCCCCAGTCGGGTCGGCCATACTGATCCATCTCTCTCCCAAAGTAGATGGCGGGGTGGCGTTCGGCAGCTAACCACCAGACCAGCCAGATAAAGTACCGCGAGCGTTTCCTAGTTGCTCACTGCCACTACGGTGACCGGGCGTCTCAGCCCCTTGCGTTTCCGGTCATGCAATCTCCCTAGGAGGAGGGGGCTAAGCCTGGTGGGGAGAGGGGCACCAGGCTATGCTTGCAAAAGACAGTCTAGTGCGCTGGACTCGGACCAACGACCTCCGGGTTCCAAACCCGGCGCTCTACCAACTGAGCTAGCACTAGATGGCGGGACCGGGATTTGCACCCGGAGCTTCGAGGTTATGGGCCTCGTGTGTTACTGTTACACCACCCCGCAGCCGAACCGAGAGGGATCGAACCTCTGCGCCCCGGGCTTCAACCGGGTGCTCTACCAACTGAGCTACAGTTCGCTGCCCCGTTGTTTCATGCAAGGCACAACGAGGAAAGCCGATGCTCTGTATCTCACGTCCCACTAGAAAGTATCTTGGACGGGACCAGGGCTAGCAGGGGTACCAGGGGTCGAACCCGGGCCGGCTGCTTTGGAGGCAGTCATGCTACCGTTACACCACACCCCAATGAGGTTGGCTTCAGTTCCAGGCATAGTCCTTCATGGGCGCCACCACCTTCCAGACGACTAAGATCCACCTAGCGGGTGCTAGGCTTCCGATCAGTCACCTCCTGGGACAGTGAAGGGTGAAGATCCCTTCAATAGACTACTACAGCAAACCGTGGATTTTATAATGTGCTTGACAAAGTTTTTGCAATCAGGTATGCTGAGGCCAGGTTCAATACTAGGAGGAATCATGGAGTGGGAGATGTGGGCCGTGGGCGCATTGTGCGTCTGCGCATTGACGAGATCTAAGGAGGCGATGAATGGACCTGGAGACGCTGGATAGTGTAGAGAAGAGAGATAACGACTGGTTTGACACGGAGTTCTTCCCAGAGTACAGGGAAGCCGTGTTGATGCAGTTGAAGAACGAGTACAGCGCGACGGAGAACCTGTGGCCTGTCGTGTGGCAGGAGGTCCTGATCGCTGTCTGGCTAAACTGCCCTGAGCAGGACGTGCTGACGGTGGCCAGCGAGGTCACCAAGAGGTGGCTCAAGGCTGAGAAGATGCGTGTGTACCGAAAGAAGAACCGCCAAGAGGACTTGGAGGGTGGGGACGAACTTCCCAACGTGGAACCTGACTCGTGGGATCTTCAGCCTTACCTGGAGCTGTTGACAGAGCAACAGCGAGTGGTAGTATCCGCTCGATACGAGTACGGCATGACTGAGCAGGAGATCGCCCAGGAGCTGGGCATGAGCCAGCCGGCTGTGAGCCAGATGCTCAAGCGGGTGAAGAAGACGCTGAAGGAGAAGATGAGTGGCTAGGACAATCCAGGTACAGAACCAGCTCGTGGACGGGTACGGGATGGACGAAGAGGGTGCAGAACGGGCAGTGCGAGAGTATATCATGGACTACCCCTTGACATTCAGGGAGTCAGACACTTACACTGCTGCTGAGGACATCTACCAAGAGTACGTCCTAGGGCTCTGACTAGGATCTGACACTTGTGCATCTTGTCCGATTCGTGATACACTCAAGGGTGACCTGAACCAGCCAGGTTCAGCACGCGGCCAAGGAGAAGATGGGATGATGGGAGAGTGGCAGCACCGGGGGGAGCCCTGGAACGAGGCCAAGCTACCACGTAGGAGACACAAGTGTCGGTGGCAGTCCTACCGGTCCACCACATCCCCTGACGGGGACGAACTGGTTGAGTTCTGTGCATGCGGGGCTCTGAGGAGATCCTACGGGGAAACTAAGGGAGAATGGATGTTCAGGAATTCACGCCGGAGGAGAGGGTAGACGATGGAGTGGCCAGCAGGGTTGACCGAGGATGACGTGAGTTGGCTTCGGGAAAATCTGGAGCTGGCCACTTCTACTTTAGAGGAGGAACATGGGACGACAGTACAAGCCTCGGATTTGCGAGGTGTGCGGGAAGAAGTATCAGCCCACTGGCCCACGTGGGACGGTGTGTCCAAACTGCCGAGGTGGCTCGCAGAAGGTCTCGGGGAGTACAAGCAAGGGATCTACGTCATCTACTGGCAAGAGTGGCACACGTGCTACGCGGAATCGAGGTACAGCCCAAGCAAGTTCGCAAACTGCCTCACAGTCTAGGGCACCCTCAACCAGCTCGAAGAACAAGCCCGTGAGCGGTTCTGGAGTCTACCCGACACTGCCGGAGGGAAACCTGAACTGCGCGGGGTGCACGGTGTGCGGGAAGACGTTCGCGAGCGTGAGGTCGTTCGACAAACATCGAAACAACGGGAAGTGTACACTTACCGGAACTGGGCTGGTACAGTCCGGCGTGATGTGGTACGATGAGCAAGACATCAAGCTGAAGGAGCGAATGGAGGCGATGAGAAAGTGAGTACAGGCTTCACGTCAGCTCTGGAGGAGGAGCTGGGAAAGTTCATCGTAGAGAACACGGATGCGTACTCGGCCACTGTGCTGGCCTGGCGGGACGATACTGAGATCGGTGGCTATTGCGAGACCTGTCGGTACACCGAGGCAATCCTGTGGATCAGCTACAAGGATCAGAGCGGGAAGATTAAGGAGTACAAGTACTACGGGGATTTTGGTGACCTGATTAGAGAGCTTACGGACTGATGGGGCACCCCATGATCGTCGCTGTGATCGCCCTCGTAGTGATCGTGATGTTGGTAGTGTTCATGGCCTGCTGGGAGAAGTGGGACTTCCTCCAGCGCGAGAAGGACAAGCAGGAGATCAAGGAGTACCTGGACTACGTGGAAAAGATCAAGAAGTGAAGACCGAGGTGCGCAAGCTCGTAGAAGAAATGGCCTCACTCGGGACTTCCGAGGAGGACCAGGAGAGACTGGCCGAGATCGAGGAGATCTTGGAGGAGTACGAGATGGGAGAGTGGATTGAGTATGACCAGTGAGATTCGAGAGGCGTTCGGCAGGCTCTACATCGGGGAAGACGGGCTGCATGTGACGTTCGGGGTAGAGGACGCCGGGATGACTCTTCACGTGGTGGACGATCAGGAGGGGCAGGAGGTGGACCTTCTGTTCTCCGCAGAGGAGACTCAGCGCGTGCTGGACTTCCTGGCCGATAAGGGCCTGGTGGACTCGGGTCGCGAGGACGATCTCCAGGAGAGCTACGAGGCCGGACGTGAGGACGGATACGAAGACGGCTACGGTGACGCTGAGGACGAGGCTACCGATGCCATTACGGACCTCAACCAGGAGATCCGAAACCTCCACGAGGAACTGCGGGCGGAGAGTATTTCCTGACTCAGTAAGTTGACACGGCGATGGACCTCTGATACACTTCAGGGGTCCATCGTTTTATACACACACAAACAAGGAGGAGAGCATGGACGAGAAGTACCCCAAGTTCGAGTCGATCCCTCGGCTCAACAGGAACTTCGTGATCAGCGAGAAGATCGACGGGACCAACGGGCTGATCGAGGTGGTACGGGACACCCTCACGAAGGAGCCTGTGGAGAAGTCGTTCTACAGCAAGACCGATGGTCGGATCTACGTGAGTCGCGAGGGGGTCAACTACGAGGTTCGGGCTGGCTCTCGGTCTCGGTGGCTGACCGACAGTCGGGACAACTTCGGCTTCTGGCAGTGGGTTAAGGCCAATGCTGTGGAGCTGACCAAGCTGGGCGAGGGTCGCCACTATGGTGAGTGGTATGGCAAGGGCATTCAGCGGGGTTATGGGCTGGACGAGAAGCGATTCATGCTGTTCAACTCGGACCGCTGGAGTGATGATGCGGAGCGTCCGGAGTGCTGTGAGGTCGCTACCGTGCTGGCTCGAAGCTCGAACAACCTGACGATGCACGTGGAGCGGACCATCGCGGACCTGAAGCTTCGTGGGAGCGCCCACGTGCCTGGGTTCAGCAACCCAGAGGGAGTCGTGGTCTACCACACTGCGGCACGTCAGTACTTCAAGGTGACCGTGGAGGGTGACGAGGTGCCTAAGACTCTGCGGGCGGTGGCATGAAGGTGGTAGTCCTGCTCATGTTGTTCGTGGTGGTTGCTACGGGGATCACCACGGATATCGTGTGGCTCAAGATCGTAGCGTGGGCAACCTTGGGGTTGCTTGTGGGTGTGGGCCTGCTCGATTGGGGTAGGCATAACCAGGGAGACGGGAGCAACAATAAGTGACTGACAAGGACCAGAGCGTTTATATTAAGGGGAAGCGCCACTATCCTCTGTCGGACGGCACCTTGGTGCCTTCGGTCTCTACCTTCCTGAACGTCCTGCCAAAGCCAGCCCTCGATCGCTGGAAAATCAAGCAGGTTGCTGAGGCTGCCGTGAAGTACAAGGCGTCTTGGGAGGCTCTTCCAGAGGAAGCTGCTGTTGATCTGCTGGCCGGGGGCAAGCTCGGTAGCACGAAGGCACGGGACAACGGCGACATCGTCCATAAGATCCTCGAAGACCTGTTCATGGGTCGGGACCCACATGTCCCTGAGGGGTTCGAGCGGGTACCGGAGATTTACGAGCGGTTCACTACCGACTACGATGTCAAGGTGTTCGCGGTTGAACCCGAAGTTCGGTCCTACTCGCTGCTGTATGCCGGGAGCCTGGACTGGATGGGGTGGATCAATGGTGAGCTGGTCATCCTGGACTGGAAGAGTGGGTCCGGGTTGTACGGGTCTACTGCCTATCAGCTTGCTGCCTACGCCATGGCGGATAAGATCGTGATCGATGGCAAAGAGCAGGACATGCCTCAGGTGGCAGGCACGATGGGCGCCTGGGTTCGCAAGAGCGGGTATGCTCTGTACCCGATGGCGTTCGATGACGATGTGAAGACGGTTGTGCGGGCTGCAAGAGCCTTGTACGACAGGGTCGACAACGATTGGAAGTATCGGGGGAAGCCGATCAATCCGAACCCGATCCGTAGCAAGGGAGCTGACTGGTAATGGCTAACCAGACGCACTTTGGCTGGGGTCCTGTGACACAGGACGACGCGGCCAAGACGATCACGTTCCGAGGTGGGGTGGCACCCGGCACCGAAGGGGCCGCCTACGTGCCCTTCCTGGACACCTGGATTGGTCCTATCACGCTGGATACTACGGGCTACACCGTGGAGCTGATTTGGTTCCCGCCCCAGTTTGAAACTCGTGACGGGTTCCTGTATGATTGTCGTGAGGTCGATGAAGAGGTCGACCAGGTGGAGATCGTACTAACGGAGGTACAGTGAGTAAGGGACGGACTAACCCCGCGAAGCTGCTGGCCGGTGCGCAGGCAAAGCACCCGGAGTGGCAGGACCGGGACCGCAAGGCTGAGGTTCAGCGGGAGAAGGAAGAGTGGCGGCGTCAGCAGGCGCTGGCCCGACTCGCTAAGCAGTACAAGAAGGATTGACAAGGGGCTCCCCCAGTGCTAAGCTGGGGGAACCTAGGGGATGTGAATGGTTTCGACTCGCTGGAAAGCCCCATGGGGAACCAGTGAGGACCCCGGTTCGACTCCGGGCATCTCCACGCCGGCCAAGGTGGGTTAGCAGTTGGTTGAGGGGCTGATCACCCCTTCGGCAATGCCTGATCAGCGAAGCCGCAACGCAGGCTCCCGCGAAGGGAGTAAGAGCGTTGGCCAAGGTGGCGCGTCGTCCAAACGGCAGGACACCCCTCCCGAGGGGGAAATGCGGGTTCGAATCCCGTGGCGCTAACGCAATGGCGAGAACCCTCGCCGCATCAGAGGGATGTGGCTAGTAAGCTCGTCATAAGGAGGAGAGAGATGAATCCAGAGGTCAAGAAGATCTGGCTGGACAAGCTCCGGTCGGGTAAGTACGAGCAGGGTATTGGCTTTCTTCACACGCTCGCGGGCGGGAGCGACGGTACGGAGACGTTCTGCTGTCTCGGGGTGCTGTGTGAGGCAGCCAAGGAGGCTGGCGTGGTCCGGGCGGAGAAGGGCTCGCTCTCGAACACCGTGTACTACGGGGTGGACGGGGAGGATGACCAGTTCTACTGGGACAAGGACGACTCGGTTCTTCCTGAGTCGGTGCAGGAGTGGGCAGGGCTGAAGGACAGCAACCCACAGATCATGGACAAGGAAATCAGCTCCTGGAACGACGGAGATGGCGACGAGGCTGGCGCGAGCTTTGCTGAGATCGCTGATCTGATCGAGGTGAACCTGTGATCGAGGAGATCAAGGTAGAGTGGCTGCGTCGGCTCAGATCTGGTGACTACGACCAGGGTACTGGGTTCCTTCACCAGGTCGCCGGTAACGTGGACCGCAAGGACACGTACTGCTGTCTCGGGGTGCTGTGTGAGATGGCTAAAGAGGCAGGAGTGGTCGAGAAGGAGAAGTACACCCTCAGCAACACGGTCTACTACCGGGCCGTTCACGACGAGTCGGACTTCTCCAACACGAGGCTGCCAGGAGCAGTCGTGCACTGGGCTGGCCTGGCCAGTAACGTTCCGCGCGTCAACAGCGGGCTCACGGTCGCTGAGCTGAACGACGGGTCCGAGGAAGATGACACCTTGCGAAGTCACACGTTCGAAGAGATCGCTGACGAGATTGAGGTGAGCCTGTGACTGACATCTACGAGGCTGGGGTACTGATGGGTGCTCTGGAGGATTACATGGGAGGGCTTCATGGCTAGTGTAGAGATCATCGTCCGAGAGGACGCGAAGGGCAAGGCCAAGAGGGACAAGAAGGGCGGTCGGGTTGTCAAGCACCTGATCTTGTCCGATGGGCTTAAGCGAGGCACTGACCGGGATGACGTCGCGGAGTTGGTGAGGGAAGCTCTTGGCTAGGACCTGGGAGACCGAGGGTACCGAGGTCGTGAACGTGCTGATGATCTCGGTCAACCGAGTGGAGGCACAGCTACTGCTGAGGGACCTTGACAACGCAGATAGTGTCCTGTATGATGTAAGGGATGCCCTAGAGGCGTTCATTCGCAAGGAAGAGGAGAACTAGATGGGTCTGTTCGACGGTTACACCCCTGACACCACCCCGTACGACGATGATGACGTGCCGGTCACCTGGTTGAACCCGAAGGAGCTGGCGGACAAGTACAGCCCGGAGAAGCCTCTGGTGATCGAGGGTGTGAAGGAGTTCGCTCGCAAGCAGAAGAGCAAGTTCATCAACCCTGGGAGTACCGAGCCTAAGGATGAGGTTCAGCTCGTAGTGCGAAGGGGCGAGGAGAAGTTCGGTCTCACCATGTCGAGTACCATGTTCGTCCGGGAGTGCGAGGAGGCCGAGGTTACCGAGCTGCCCAAGGGGGCACCGGTGGCTATCCTGTACGCGGGGAAGAGCGGCGAGAGCAAGAACGGGAAGTTCCACTGGGTCGAGGTTCGCTCGGAGCGCAGCGCTGCGAACAAGGAGGCCAAGAAGAAGGCCAAGCCGACCACGGAGAAGATTCCGTTCTGAGTCTGAGCGCAGCGGAGCACGGTAGAAGTTGATCATGGTGGAGGGGTCGCGGGAATTTTTGGAGCCTGTGGCCCCTCCTTGGTTTCTAGGGAGACTGGAGGTTGGTGTGACTTTCGTAGAGGCTCTGGGGGTTGTCGGCTGGTGCACGTGGGCGTTTGTGACTATCCTTGCTTTCATCATGGGAGTGGGGATGTTCCTGGAGTGGGTCGATGGAGAGGATTGAATCTTTGGGGTGGTCAGTGTGGGTTTGGTGCTGGCCGCTCTGGTTAGTACCGCTGGGTTGATCGCGGTGTTCTGATGTGGTAGGGTAGAGTTGGGAGAATTTTTAGAGAACCTGGCCTACCCTTAGTTTGAGAGGGGATGAAACTTGGCGGGACCGGTTGAACGAGTAGTCGTGGTCCGCAAATGCATCGTATGTCTGGAGGTGCGATCGCTTCACAACTACAGCAATAGTGCCAGTACGGTGTGCAGCAGGTGCAAGGACGACCTAAAAGCTCCGGGCGGGAGAGTATATGCCCTAGAGTTTGATCATGGAGTTACGAAGATCGGTAAGTCCGCGAACAAGAGCCTTACCCAGAGACTTTACAAGTACCAAGGACAGTCCAGATCGTACCAAAGGGAGATCGTCCAGCGGTGGATGAGTCCTTCGTTGACTCAGTACGCTGAGGTGGAGCACGCCATACATACTATGCTGGGGAACCGTTACTTCGGCAGGACGCTCGGAGGGGAATGGTATCCCGCGACACTCGAAGAGGTCCGGGATGTGATCGATTGGTACATGACAGCAGTGACAGAGGGAAAGTTTAGATCCTCAAGGCTTTAGAGCAGTGAGGAATACCCAACCCTATTCCGCAGTGCTCTAAAGCATAAAGCATACAAACTTTTGCTCTGTCATCTCTGTCATTTGTCATAAGTGCAGGTCAGAGCGTTATAGGGTATGACAGTAGTGACAAAAATAGAGTAACCAGAGGAGGACAATGAGTAAGGACTTCTACAAGGACGTTGCCCACGACTACCGCAAGGCTGGTTGGAAGGGTGTCCTCCCCATCCCGTACGAGGCCAAGGGTGAACCCCCAAATGGCTGGACCGGAGCCAGTGCCGGCTGGCCCGACAGCAAGCAGATCCAGGCGTGGACTAGGGGTAAGCTCAAGGAGGGTAACGTAGCCCTCCGCATGCCTGAGAACGTGATCGGCATTGATGTCGACCACGGGTACAAGGGCAAGACCGGACTCGATACCCTGGCCGCCTTGGAGTCAAAGTGGGGCAAGCTCCCGCCGACGTTCACCTCTGGCTCCAGGGCAGAAGGGGGCATCCGGTACTTCCGTGTGCCTGAGGGTATGGACTTCCCAGGAGGTGCCGGGAAGGACATCGACATCATCCAGTTCCGCCATCGGTACGCCATGGTCTGGCCCTCGATCCACCCGGAGGGCAACCAGTATGTCTGGAGGGACAAGGACAACGAGCTGATCGACTATGTGCCTGGTCCTGCTGATTTCCCTGAGCTGCCTCGTGCTTGGGTTCAGGGGTTGGACAAGGGGTCATTCAGCCTCTCGCCTGAGAAGGATCTCTCCAACGCTCAGACCGAGGTCTGGCTTGAGCACCTCCGTGATGCCAACCAGGCTTGCGAAGGTGTTGAAGGTACCCTGGCTGAGGCCATTGAAGACCTGGGTGGGCAGGTAGGCAGCCGGCACGATGCTACCCTCAAGCACGTCTGGGCTCTGCTTGGCCAGGGGGCCAATGGGCACGCAGGTGTGCGTGAGGCTCTTCAGACTCTTCGGGTGGCTTATGTGGAGGCTGTTGGCGCTGACCGGAAGGGCGGGGCACAAGAGGCTGACCACGACTTTCAGGACATGGTGTTTCGTGGTGTTCGTAAGCGAGCCACCTCTTTCCCTGAGCCCGTGGACCGGTGTGCCTGTGACTCAATCGCTGGTACGGCGCGAGGTCAGCTTAGGTTTGCTCTGCGTCTGGCAGGCAGGGCCAAGGGCGAGATCATGTTCGTCCACAGTCTGGGCTGGATGTACTGGAACGGCAAGCAGTGGGTGAAGGACAACCTGGGCATTCCTATGCGTACCCTGCTCAAGGTCATGGAGGAGTGCAAAGAGGAAGCTCGGAGTCTCCCTCCGATCCCAGCAGCCAACCTTTGGCAGGATGTGCGCTCTTGCGAGGGCTCCAACCAGCTCAAGGGCATCCTGGAGATTGCCAAGAACCTCCCGGAGCTGGCTCACACGGTAGACGAGTTGGACGCAGACCCGCTCCTGTTCAATACGGACAACGGAATCTTGGATCTCTCCTCTGGCCAGCTCATGGAGCATGACCCCAGCAAGTTCATGACCAAGCTGGCACGAGGAGGCGTGGACAAGTACCAGACAGGACCCACGTTCACCAAGTTCATCGAGGAGATCCTGCCGGACAAGACCGTACGAGACTACATCCAGCGCCTGCTGGGGTATGCCTTGCTCGGTAAGGTGGAAGCCCACGTCCTTCCGATCTTCACGGGTACCGGGTCCAACGGCAAGTCTACTCTCCTGGAAGCAGTGATGTTCGCCTTCGGGGACTACGCCATGCCAACTGACCCAGCCCTGCTGATCGACAAGGGGCAGTCTCACCCGACCAACCAGGCTGATCTGTTTGGGCTGCGTCTTGCCGTGACATCTGAGACCAACGAGGGTGAGAAGTTGGCTGCCAGCACGGTCAAGCGGCTGACTGGTGGTGACATGATCAAGGCCCGGTACATGAGGCAGGACTTCTTCAGCTTCAAGCCAAGTCACACGATCGTTATGGTTACCAACTACAAGCCAGAGGTGAGCGGGGACGACTCTGCGATGTGGCGACGCATCACGGTTGTACCCTTCGACGTGGTGATCCCACCTGAGCGGATTGATACCTCCATCGGGATGAAACTGGAAGCGGAAGCTACTGCCATCCTCACCTGGGCTGCTGAGGGCTACGCCGAGTACGTCAAGCAGGGGGGTCTCAACCCTCCGGAGGCGGTGAAGCTGAGAACGGCTGACTATCGGAGCGAGACTGACACGGTGGCTCGATTCATCCAGGAGTCCACGTACCTGTCGGACGACGAGATGAGCACCACCGGAGAGGTGTACAACGCCTACTGCGATTGGTGCCGTAGCCAAGGTGAAGAGTGGCTGCCCAAGAGCAAGTTTAAGCAGTCCTTGGACCGCCACAACATGGCCGAGGGCAGAACGGCAAAGGGCAGGTTCTACCACAAGGCAGGCGACCCAAAAGCACGTCTGGTGGTGGGGGAGCCGAAGGAGTCCCCGGTGAGCGAAGCGAACCTTCCCGAGCCGAAGGCCACTGCCCCTGCTGCAAGTACGCAGGTAAACCCCCAGGTCAAGTCGACACCCTCACCCGAACGGGTGACACCTCTTGACCAACCCGTGACTCCAGTCGTACCTTTGTCTTATGAGCGAACCATCGCTTTCTAGACATCGGGGGGTATGCGGGATGGGGGAGTACCGCAGAAGATGAGATGAGGGGCTGGCTTAGGCTGGCCCCTCATGCTATACTGGGAGAACATGAGAGGAGGAACATGGAGATTGACATCAGGTGGGGCGAACTGCCTCCAATGGACAAGCCAGCTCTTTTTGGGTTAGACGTTGAAGGCAAGCAGAAGAGCGTTAGACTCGTCCAAATCGCAGACGGCACCACAGTCTACCTGTATGACATGGCAGACCCAGAGCAGTGGAAGATGGCTGCCAAGGTCCTGTCAAACGAGAAGCTGGAGTTCGTGTCCCATTCGAGGTACGATCCGAACACTGCCTGGTGGAGCATGGGGATTGACCTGACCGGCAGGTTGCGAGACTCGTATCTACTGGCCTGCCTGGTCTACCCCGGGGGTCACCACCCTCATGGCCTGAAGGCCCTGTCAACCAAGCACATCGACAGTAGGCTTGAGGAGACCGAGGCCAAGCTCCACCAGGTCTTCAAGGAGACCTACGGGGGCAAGAAGGCAGACTACCTGGAGCGGGGATACAACGAACTGGACGTGCACCATCCAGTCTATGAGCTGTACTCGGCTCTCGATGCTGCCTACTGCCTGAGGCTCTACCATGAGCTGAAGAAGAAGCAGATGGTGACCGGGAAGGTGTTCTTCAAGCAGCAGCGACAGTCAGATGCTCTGGGTGGTGCGTCCATTCGGGGCATGATGGTGGACCGGGAACGCACTCGTCGCCTGCTGGATGAGGCAGAGGCCAACGTGGCTGAGGCCAACCGGAGGATGCAGGATCTTCTCGGGGTACCGGCTGGCTCGATCAAGGTGGGCCAGTGGCTGGAGGATCAGGGTGTTCCGCTGTTGGAGCGCACAGACTCCGGAGGGCCCAAGCTGGACAAGCACGTGCTCAAGGTCCTGGTGCCCAAGTACGACGAGGACACCGAGGTTGGCCAGGTGCTACGAGCCCGGTACCTGAGGGCCAAGTCGTCCAACCGCAAGGCCAACCTGGCGAACTACCTGAAGTTCAGTGAGTTCGACGGGTTCGTCCATCCGGACTTCAAGACTGCGATTGCAGCAACCGGGCGCATGAGCGTCACCGATCCTGCTATGCAGACCCTGAGCAAGGAGGAGGGCGAGGACAGCCTGCGAGGTTGTTTCGTGGCCAGGCCAGGGCATGTGTTCCTCGGGGCTGATTTCGATACCCAGGAGATGCGCCTTTCAGCTGCCTTGTCAGGTGATGAGATCCTGGCTGAACGAGTGCTGTCCGGGGTGGACCTGCACAAGCTGGCCGCTGAGGCCATCGTCGGCCCGGAGAAGTGGGCAGCCATGAGTCCTGCGGAGCAGAAGAAGGCACGAGATACCGTGGGTAAGACAGGGAACTTTGCCTGTCAGTATGGTGTCGGTGGGTTCGGGTTCGCTAAGCAGTCAGGCCTGGAGGTCTGGGCTGAGGTTGTCCGACGCTCATACGGCTCGGATGAGCTGGAGGTCCTGGCTACCTTCCCCACCATGGAGGAGGCGGTTGCGTACGCGAACGAACAGGACTATGCTTGGGTTCGTGCTGCTGGTCCTGCTGCTGACGCGGTACACGCGTGGTGGTCTCAGTACCCTCGGCTCCAAGCGTGGAATGAGGAGAACAAGCGTAAGACCAAGAATCATGAGTGGCCTGACGGGTGCATCACCCTTGACAGTGGACGCAAGCTTCCGGTAGACTTTGCACATGCTTGTACGAACTACTGGGTCCAAGGGACCGGTCGGGACATCACTGGCACCGCCATCGAGATCATTGACGATGTGATGCCAGGGGTCCTGGCGATGGTGATTCACGATGAGTTGCTACTTGAGGTTCCGGAGAGTAGAATTGAAGAAGGACTAGAGGCGCTGACGCAGGCGATGAATTTTGAGTTCGTTTCGACCGTATGCGATGGGATACCTATGCCAATTAGTGCTACTGCCGAGGTGGTGGGTCCTCGATGGAGGAAGCTCTAGCGTGCAGGGATAAGCAGGGTACCGTGGCCGGCTACCATCGGCACCGGTACTACAAGCAGGAGGTATGCGACCCTTGTCGGTTGGCCTTCAACGATTACAGACAAAAGGAGCGAGACGGGCGTTCTCCTGAGTGGCGGGAGGGCCATAAAAGGTACATGAGAGCGTACGGCTTGCGCAAGAAGTACGGAATCACAGAAGATCAGTTCTCCGCCATACTAGAAGCACAAGGTGGTACGTGTGCGATCTGCTGGGCTAGGGAGCCTGGAGGGAGAAACTGGTGCGTAGACCACGACCACTCCTGCTGCCCTGGGAAGCAGACATGTGGGAAGTGCATTCGAGGGTTGCTTTGTGTCAACTGCAATGGTAAGCTAGGTTGGTACGAGGCCAACCAGCTTGAGGTAGGCTGGTACCTACAGAGAGGGAGAAATCGACAATGCTGATCGGAAACACGATGCTGGTCCAGGTGGCTGGTGTGGACCAGAGCGAGTGGTACGATTGGGAGCGGATGGACATCCTATTCGACCCGGAGACCAAGACGTACTACCTGTACCAGGATTCAGGCTGTTCCTGCTCGTACCCGTACGAGAACGTGGACAGCCTGGAGGACCTGACCAAGCTGGAGGGTAGGTTCGACGCCCTGGCTCGAGTCACGTACTACATCCAGACCAGCAAGGGGTACTTCGACTTCGATTCTGTCGTGGCCCTGGGTGAGATCGAGAAGCTGGCAAACTTCAAGGAGGAGAGCGCATGAGTAAGCTGCGCACGGAGAGGGCCCGCGACGGCGAGCCGCTGGACGCGGACCCGGACAGCATGAGCTACGAGGAAGCCGAGTATTGGTGCCGCATGGACGACTACGACGCGGCGGAGGACACCCCCCGCAAGCCCGAGCCAGGCGACCGGGTGCGCGTCAGCTACGAGGCTGAGTATCACGAGCATGCGGACGATGGGCACTTCGTTCGTCCCAATGACCTTGACTTTCCGATCCTCACGCCGTCTGACGTAGAGATCACGGTCATCGAACCCGCACGCCCGGCCGTGCCGGAGGATCCGAAGTGCGACGTGGAAGAGGAGGCAGGGCTTGACGTCCTTCCGTGGCGCTACAACGGATCTCGATACAACAACGAGCACGGCCAGGTCTTGACTTGGGACCGGCTGTGGGCCACGTCGCAGGAGATCGGGTCGAAGCTGTACCCGATCAGGTACGAGCGCGGGCCGGTGATCGGCGGTGAGTGAACGACCAAGCGCGACGAGCTTGACGGTTTCTACGTCGGCAACGATCTGCGTGAGCTCTACGCCCGGATCGCGGAGGGGCAGGAGAAGTAATGGGTGAGGAAGAGCGTCTGTGCAAGTGGTGCCTCAAGCCACTTACCGGGCGCCTATCCCAGATCTACTGCTCACCTCGGTGCGGTACCCTGTACCGGAAGGACGAGGCGTACTTCGGAGGAAACCTTCGAAATACCTTGGGCTGGGAGTCGAGAACCTGCCAGATCTGCGGTAAAGTAGAGGGCAAGAAGGGTGGGTTCCAGTCCCACCATGTGTACGGCAGAGCCAACGACGAAGAGGGCAACTTCCTCGTCCTGTTGTGCCCCGGGTGTCACCAGGCCATCACCCTGCTAGGGAATCGGGTGTTGACCGAGGAGATCTGGGAGAGGATCATCATGTACGCTACGTTGAGGAAGAGGGGCAAGGAACATCTTGCCTCCGTGATAGTGAGGGTAGAAGCGGAGGTAGTGGAGTGAGCCTGAAAATTGGTGTTGCAGAGGACGGCACTAAGTACGTGTACGACTCTGATGCGGGAGGCAAGATCCTGGCTAAAGGCTTTCAATACCGGGATCAAGCTCATCAGTGGATTTCGGGTCGGGAGGTTCCTCAGCGAGTGGTTATTGGGGAGGGTTCTGTAGATAAGCAGTACTTCGAGGACCCTGAGACTGGAGCCAAGAAGGAGATCAAGAAGGCACAACTCGGGGCCATCGACCCCAAGGCTCTCCTGTTGCTGGCAGAAGCTGCCGGGTACGGGGCAGAAAAGTACGAGCAGTACAACTACCTGAAGGGTTACCCGTGGTCGCTGTCGTTTAACGCGATGATGCGGCACGCTCTGGCCTTCTGGAACGGGGAGGACCTGGACCCTGAGTCCGGGCTGCCGCACATGGTCCATGCTGCGTGGCATGGGCTGGCGATGACCAGCTTCCTGACTCGGGAGCTGGGTGTGGATGACCGATTCAAAGAGGGAGAGTAAATGGACACGGCACAGACTGATCAGCTTCAGGCACAGATCAACGACGACCTGGCTGACCTCATCGACATCGCCTACTCGGCGGCAGTTTACCGGAGCGAGGGGGACCACGACACCGAGCAGGAGTTGATGGATGCGTACGCCATCGCCCTGGCCACCCTTCCTCGGGAGCGACTGATCTTCATCCTTGACCGAGCGCTGAATATGGTGGCAGCTCAGTTCGCCATCGAAGAGGGCAGAGAGGATCTTCTCTTGGAGCCTCCGGTCAGTCTGGATGACATGCCTCCCCTGGACTAAGGTGGAGTGCGAGATTGATGGGTGCCACAAGCTGATCCATGCCCTGGGGTTGTGCCGGAGGCATTATGATCTTGTACGCAGGTACAAGCTCGACCGGTACAACCTCAGGGATCTGGAGAACACCGTCCTATGCGACGCGTGCGGGCAACCATCGGATAGTCTGGTCGTAGACCACAATCACAACCACAATCATCCAGACGGCGAGACCTGCCCCGATTGTGTGCGGGGCTTTTTGTGCAGAGAGTGCAACTTGATCCTGGGGATGGCTGAGGATGATCCGGTCAAGCTGGAGAAGCTGGCCGAGTATGCAAGGAGACGAGCTTGACAAATAGGACGAATGAGGGTACACTGGAAGAGCGCATTCGCTCACTGGCCAGTCGCCTGTGGGAGAGCGCGGACGATCCTGCCATGGACGTGGAGGATTTTCAGCAAGATCTACTGCTGTGGTCCCACATCCTTGGGGTAGAGACATTTACTGATTTTCTGGCATGGTACGAGAAGGAGCTTGCATGACCCACCCTGGAGACAACGACTTTGGTCGGTACATCAACGAGATCACCAAGAAGATGAAGCCGGTACTTGACCGGCTGGCTCCTACTGACCATGAGCCTCGCTGGGGCAGCTCTGGTGAGACCGTGTTCCAGCGCACGTATGCTCGGACCAAGCCGGACGGCAGTAAGGAGAGCTGGTACGACACGGTTGTTCGAGTGGTGGATGGGAACCTCGCCCTTGTGGACGAGAAGTACCACGAGAAGGACGAGCGTCGCAAGCTCATCGACATGATCTACAACTTCAAGATGCTTCCTGCTGGTCGGCACCTGTGGGCCACGGGGGTGCCGGGGGCTCAGTATCTGATCAACTGTTTCGTGAGTCACTGGACGGATAAGCCCTCGGACCACTTTGAGTACTCGTTCCTGCGGGCCATGGAAGGTGGAGGGGTTGGTACAAACTACAGTACAAAGTACCTGCCCACCCAGACGATCAGCCCCAAGCAGCTCAAGGTGCACATCGTGTGCGACGAGTGGAACCAGGACTACCAGACCATGGAGGACCAGGGGCTTCTCAGCCACGAGTACGGTCAGGAGTGGACCGGGGCGTACGAGGTTGAGGACTCGCGTGAGGGTTGGGCCGCTGCTATCGTGGACCTGATCGATACGTACTTCCGGGATGATGTCAAGAACGTCAACCGGGTGTACGACGTCACCAAGGTCCGTCCGTCCGGGGCTCGCCTGAAGCACTTCGGCGGGACTGCCTCCGGTCCGGCTCCTCTGGCTCGCGCCATGATCGAGCTGTCTGAGTTGCTGAACGAATGGAACGGGGAGCAGCTCAACCCGCTGCTGGCCATGGAGATGGACCACATCCTGGCCCAGTGTGTGGTCGCAGGTGGTGTCCGCCGAACCGCTCGAATGTCCATCGTGGAGTGGGATGACCCTGACATCATGGACTTCATCTACTGCAAGCAGGACACCACCAAGCACTGGACCACGAACATCTCGGTGGCCATCGATCAGGAGTTCCTGGATCTTGTGGAAGCCGAAGACATTCGAGCGGTTCGGATCTTGCAGGCAGTGGCTACCGCTATGGTGGACAACGGGGAACCGGGAATGGTGAACCTGGGGCTGGCACGGGAGACCGACCCTGACGTTGTGTGCTGTAATCCTTGCGGAGAGCAATTCCTCTCCCCGTGGGATGCCTGCAACCTCGGCCACGTCAACCTCGGGGCCTTCCCGGATGCCCTGCACGAGGAGGGCAAGGAGTACGATGAGTTGGTGGAGGCCCACCGGCTTATGGCTCGGATGCTGGTCCGTGCTACCTTCGGGGACAAGAACGACCCCAAGCAGAAGGAGACGATCGAGCGCAACCGACGCATTGGTGTGGGACACTTCGGGTACGCCTCGTTCGTGGCGCTCAACGGGATCTACTACTCGGACTCCTGGCGAGAGAAGTCGGTCCAGGGGTTGCTGGAGGACCTGTTCGATGTGGTGAAGGAGTCTGCTGACCAGTACGCCCACCAGCTCCGCATCCCGGCTCCTCTCAAGTACACCACCATCGCTCCCACGGGGTCGATCGCAAAGCTCCCAGGAGAGACCGAGGGCATCCACCCGGTGATGTTCCCGTACTACCTGCGTCGTATCCGCTTCAACAAGGCCCGCCCCAGCGAAGCCCAGCAGTTGGCGGACTACGAGGCCAAGGGCTTCAACGTGGAGCGCGACATCTACGACAAGAACGGTAACACCTGGGTCGTGGAGATCCCATCCAAGGACCCACTGGTTGACCGCGTGGTTGCTCGTGGGTACTCTGAGAAGGTGGTGGAGGCCAGCAACACGATCGAACCTGAGCAGATGCTGGCGGTTCAGAGGATGTACCAGCGCCACTACGCTGACAACGCAGTGTCCTACACGGTGAACTTCACCCCAGGAACGATTGCCCCGGAAGGGATGGCTAAGATCCTCCTGGAGTTCCTTCCGGATCTGAAGGGTACCACAGTGTTTGCTGCTGAGTCTCGTCCTCAGAGCCCGTACGAGGAGATCAGCAAGGCAGAGTTCGAGCTGTTCGAGGCCACGGTGGTGGCTGACTCGGTGGATGAAGAGTGCAGCTCGGGTGCTTGCCCGATCCGCTGAGTGAGTTGAGGGCCTGGGGTTGACAAGCTCCAGGCCCTCTTGCTAGGGTTGGGTCATGGACAAGTTCGGATTTCTACTGATCGTACTGGCGTTCGTATACCCAGTGCAGGGATTCATCAGGTCGGCACTCAAGGATGTCAAGAAGGAGATGGGCGATGCGACACGATGACGGAGGGCTCAACTACCAGAGCTGGTGGAGTCTGGACCGGCACATCTGCAACGAGGTTTATCGAGGGGTCAAGGCTCTCAGGGAGCACGGGCACTCCCACCCGGACAGCTTGACACCCGAACAGTGGCACAGTATTCTCAAGGGTATCGAGGACGACCTGTTCGAGTACGTCACGAAGGACGTGACGGAGCTGGATGCACACGACCGGTACGTTGCCAAGCGAGGTCTCCGAACGTTCGCGGAGCACCTTGGCCAGATGTGGGATTGAGGAGAGAACATGGGTTGGGGTAGCGCAAATGGGATTCTGGAGGACACCATCCGAGCCTTCATTCGCCTGGAGAAGGTGGAGACTGTGGGGCACGAGATCAAGGTGGCCATCACGCACTCGCTGATCGAGTCCCTGGAGGCTGAGGACGCGGACTGTCTGGATGAGGTGTACGACACCTTCTCTGATCTGCCGTGGGTAGTGGAGGCATTCGCGAGAGCCGGATACGACATGGAGTTCCTGGCACACCGATGGGATGAGGCGTACTGTGACTAAGCTGTGGAGTCTGTTCAGCCCCGAGCTGTTCGCTCAGATGCGCAACGAGAAGCTGATTCGTCTTCAGTACCACCCGGAGTTCCCGGAGCTGACCATCGTGAACTACACGGAGAAGGCTCAGTACGACGGGGTGTGGAACAAGGTCACCTTGCAGTGTCGAGGGCTGATCTACGACGCCAAGACTCAGGAAGTGCTGGCCCGGCCGTTCAAGAAGTTCTTCAACCACGGTCAGGCTGGGGCCGAGGTGATCCACCTGGACGAAGAGGTACTGGTCACGGACAAGCTGGATGGCTCTCTGGGCATTCAGTACCGTCGTCCGGACGGCAAGTGGGCTATCGCTACCCGTGGGAGCTTCGCCAGTGAGCAGGCTATCAAGGGCACGGAGATGCTCCAGCGCTACATCGAGGATGGCTACGAGCCCTACGAGTGGGCTACTGAGCTGTATGAGATCATCTACCCAGAGAACAGGATCGTCCTGGACTACGGGCAGGAAGAGAAGCTGGTATGGCTGGGGGCAGTGGACCTGCTAACTGGCGTGAATATAGTGGCTGATCCGCTGACCTGGCCTGGCCCGGTTCGGCAGAAGATGCCGGCCAAGACCATGGCTGAGGCACTGGCGCTCAAGCCACGCCCGAACGCTGAGGGTGTGGTTGTCCACGCACTGGAAGGTGATCGGAGAGTCAAGATCAAGCAGGAGGACTACATCCTCCTTCACCGGATCATCACGGGGCTCAACGCGCGTTCCGTGTGGGAGGTGCTGAAGGACCCGGACAAGGACCTGATCGAGCTGTACTCTGCGGTACCAGACGAGTTCCACCACTGGATTTCGGACGTTGCCCAGGTGCTGACCGACCTCCACGAGGCGCGATACCAGCAGATCAACCAGGAGTACCTGAACGTGATGGAAGAGGTGCGCAACACCCGAACGGACGAGCCGGCACGCAAGACGTTCGCCCTGGCAGCCCAGCGGGTGGCACCCAAGGACACCAAGTACATGTTCGCGCTGCTTGACAGCCGGAGCATCGATGAGCTACTGTGGAACGAGGTCAAGCCGGAGGCCGGTTGGTCGCCGGTTCAGGAACGAGGGGAGGACGTAGCGTGAGTACGCTCACGATCACTCGGGGTCTCCCCGGGAGTGGCAAGAGCACCTGGGCCAAGGTCATGGCCTCTGTGTCAGACGAGTGGCTGGTCACGGTCTGTCGGGATGACTTCCGGTCTACCCTGTACAACGCCAGTCACTCCAAGCTGAGCCACACGGCAGAGAAGCTGATCACGGAGATGGAGGCGGATGTCGTTGAGCGTGCTCTTCGCCAGGGCCACAATGTGATCGAGCACAGCATGAACCTCCGGAGCAGCTACGTCCGAGCTTGGATGGAGTTGGCTGCTCGGGTGGATGCTGAGTTTGAGATCAAGGATTTCACGGACGTGGACGTGGACACCTGTCTGGAGCGGGACTCCGGTCGGGAGCACTCGGTTGGGTCCAAGGTCATCCTGGACCTGTACCAGCGTTTCGTCCACAAGAAGCCCTACCCTCTCCCGGTGCCAGAGGTCAAGCACAGGTACCAGCCGTACATAAAGCCGGAAAGGGGGGTCGAGTGCATCGTCGTGGATATCGATGGGACCGTGGCCATGAACAATGGGCACCGAGGCTGGTACGAGTACGACAAGGTGGCGGAGGATCAGTACCACGAGGACATCTGTGATCTTGTCAGCTACCTCGGGTACATGAAGCTTGGCCCGGGGTTCCAGGTCGTCTTCATGTCCGGACGCTCCGAAGACTGCCGGGCCGAGACCGAGGCATGGCTGGCCAGGGCTTTCGGACACTTCCCTTGGGATTTGTACATGAGGGCTAGCGGGGACCATCGTGACGATGCTATAGTGAAGTACGAGTTGTTCGACAAGTACCTCAGGGATCTGGACATCTGGTTTGTGCTGGATGATCGGGACCGTGTGGTGAAGATGTGGCGGAAGCTGGGGGTTCGTTGCCTCCAGGTGGCGCCTGGGAATTTCTGAGGAGGGGCTTTGCCTGACAAGTACGGCAGTGAGACCGACGCCGAGAAGGCTCGGGAACAGCAGCGTCGAGATGAGGCAGTTCGACGTAAGATGCAGGAACGTGAGCGAGAGCGTCTTCGCAGCATCGAGAAGAAGTACGGAGGCCGTTAGATGGATGTCAAGCTGATTGCGCACACACAGCTCCCCTACGATGCCCTGAGCCTGGGCACCGGTGAGGACGACTACAAGGATGGCATCTTCATCGACCCGATCAAGAACTGGATGCTTGGGGACATGGAGCTTGACCCCGCTGCTACTGACGTGGACACCCTAGTGGAGTTCGCGGGGAGGGCATGCTACCAGTCCTTTCACAAGCCCTCTGAGGCCACCAGGGAGAATGCTTCGTACCTTCAAAACATCATCCGACAGGGGCACTTCTCGGTGATGGAGCACTCTTCTTTCACCGTGTATGTTACTGGTGTGAGCCGGTCGTTGACTCACGAGCTGGTGCGTCATCGGCACCTGAGCTTCAGCCAGCTCAGCCAGCGATTCGTCAACGAGGAAGACATGGAGACGGTGATCCCCCCAGCAGCGGAGGGTGATTCTTTCCCGCTCTCCACGATGGCCCGGGTAGCAGACGTGGTGTCGGAAGCGTACACGGATCTAGTGGAGCACTACCAGGAGGTCCGAGGGCTTCCTCGTAAGCAGGCTCGTGAAGCGGCTCGTGCTGTCCTGCCGAACATGACGGAGACCCGGATCGTGGTGACTGGCAACCTGCGTGCCTGGCGTGACGTGATCTCTCGTCGGATCGACCCAGCGGCAGATGCCGAGATTCAGGAGTTCGCCCGGAAGGTACTGGTCATCGCCAAGAAGGTCGCACCGAACTGCTTCCAGGACTTTGAGGCGCCCGATGTCGACTGACATGTACGATCGGGTGATCGATGATGACGGGTTCTACGAGCTTACGGTCGATGGTATCTTCTCCACCAACCGTAGCTCGGAGGACCCTAGGGATGAGACCCTGTGCTGCGGACGGATGTTCTCCCTCCGAGATGAGCACTACGTGACCTCGCCGGACGCCATGACCTGGACTGCCCGGGAGTTTACCGAAGAGGAGCTTGACCTTTTCGTGACAGCCTGGGAAGAGCCTGGCTGGTACATTGACAGAACCATCCAAATGCGTGGAGAAGTGTACGACGACATGATGAAGGAGCTGGCGTGAGGGACGGAGACAGAGAGCTGGCGGTAGAGATCGCCAAGGGAATGGTGCATGACGCTCTGGCAGATCTCGCAGACAACAGCATGGGTTTTGCTGAGCGTCTGTGGGACGAGCGTCCGGAAGGGGTCGAAGACGACGTGTACGAGGACATGCTGATGATCTTCGATGAAGTTGTGAAGGAAGCGAGGGAGATCCTGGGATAGCCCAGACCCCCTCGTGGTAGACTAGGAGATGACCAAGAGGGGGTCAAGGAGAAATGGATACCAAGGAACTGCTCAACAAGATCGACCGTGATGACGGGCTGACCACCGTGACCATGGGAGAGCTGCGGAAGTTGCACGGCAGCCACCGGCTGGGTCGACTGGTCAACGACGATATCAGCCGGGAGCTGAACGCGGCAGGCATCGGACACCTTCCCACGGAGCTTCCGATGCGCAAGGAAAACGAGGTACGGATCTACCGTATCGGGGGGAAGATCGATCGCGTGGCGACTGCGATCTTCTACCCCACTGATTCGGGAGACCTGGAGCTGCGGTCCATCCAGGATGGGCTGAGTGCTCGGGAGATCTTGCAGGAGCTGCGAGATCTGATCTCATGACAGGACACGAAAAAGCCCCCACCCGGCATAAGCTAGGTGGGGGCTTCGTGATGTTACTTGCTGGCCTGGTCTTCGGCCTCGGCCATGTTCTCAGGACTAACCTCAGCGCTCACGGCCTCACGCACGTCCGTGACCAGTTCGGTCGGTAGGTGCCGGGCGATATAGCCGGTCACGAAAGTCAGGCCACCAGTCACAACGCCAATGGCGGTGCCGGTGACCAGGGGGTTGCCCAGGGTCTCCTTGAGAGCCGGGACCTTCGAGTCAGCGAACGCCACGACAGCGCCCACGACGAAGCTGGCGACCGTGGCCGCGATCGAGCCGGCCTTGACCTTGCCAGAAACCTGAGGGGTGTTAGCCATTCTTTACCTCCGCATTAAGGGTTACCTTGGACAGGGCCTCGGTGAGAGCCTGAGACAGCATCCCCTGAAGCATGGTTGCCAGAGCGTCCTGGTCCAGGGTGACTGTGGTGCCACCGGCAGCCTTGGCCGCCGCCAGGGCATCGTTGACGTTCTTGTACATCTCGTTCATGACCGAGGATGCGTACCAGTACGGGTTGGTCTCGTTCCCAACCGGAGACTTGACCACGTTGTCGGTGTTCCACACGCCATCGGCCAGGGCCTTCCGGACCGCCGGGTCCTTCAGCGCCGCTGCCAGTTCACTCGCGTTGCTCATCCAGCTCAACATCCCTTCTGCCTTATCGGCTACCGTGCCTCCAGGCTTGATCTGCCCGAAGTTGTCTTGCAGGCTCTTGTTTCGGTCGGCCTGCCCACCCATCACACCGTTCTGGTATTGGTAGATGTGCGCCTTGCTGTAGATCTGGCCGCCTGACCAGGCGTAGGTCTGCCAACCCCACTTGGCCTTGCCAGCTTCCATCGACCGCTTCACCACGTAGTACGAGCCGTAGACCCCAACTCGATCCCGTCCAACGACGGAGGCACAGCCGTCCAGGTAGGCGTTGATGGCTGCCTGCTGGGCCGGGGTGGCGTCCCAATCGCACGAGAAGTAGATCGGGGCAGCCGGGGCACCGATGGCCTTCCGCTGGGCCTCGGCCGCCTTGGCGTCCTTGACACCCTGGGCCTTCCCGTTGAGGGCCGCATTCGTGGCGTACTCCCAGTTGAGGACCACGGAGACGTTCTGCTTGAGCAGGTTCTGGTACTCGGACTTGGTGAGGTTCTTGCCGGTCGTGTCGTACGACAGGTAACGGCAAACGAACTGGCAGCCGTTGTCCTTGAGCTGCTTGTTGGTGGGACGCCACCAGGCGTAGTCCCATCCCCAGTAGGTCATTCTGAACCCTCCTCTACGGGCTGTTCGGGGTCTGCTGGTGTCTCAGGACGAAAAGGGTCCGTCACTGGCTCTCCTTTACTTGAGCTTGGCCTCCAGCTCGGCTACCCGCTTCTGGAGTTCATTGTTCTCCATCGTGAGGAGGTGGATGGAATGCTGAGAAATGGCTCGCTCCTCATCGAGTCTGGCCTGAAGGTCTGCTACCTTCTGGTTAGCAATCACGAGCTGTCGGTTCATCTCGGCAATCTGCTCGGTGAGCGGGTTGACCAAGATGGAAGCGGCCCGGCTGACTGCCTCAACGGCCCCAGCCTCAGCTCCCTGTGCCTCGCTTATAGTCTTCCTACGGTCGCTGGGGAACTTCAAGAGGGCGATGATGCCGCCCGAGATACCCCCAGCACCAAGTAGAGCAACGAGGACTTCAACGAAGAGTCTTGTAGCGTCACTCATCACTCGTCTCCATCCGGTGGACAACTTCGTCTATGACCTGCTGCTGTCTCACCTCGGTGGGGATGTAGAGGTATCGAGCCACGCAGGCCAACCCCAGAGCACCGAGAAACGCGCCGCTTCCGAGGGCACCAAGGCCACTGAATGCGAATAGGGAGACTGCATACATGAGACATGCAGCAGAAATTGCGATTAGGGAGGATCGTTCAATCAGAAGGCCCACGATGTGAGGACGCCAGAACATCCCTACGACTCCGACTACACCCCCACAGAACAGCAGGCCATACCAGATGTACTGGATGAGAGGGGGCATCACGTGGTCGACTGAGTTAGGTGGTCGAGTAGCGAAGCCAGTGAATAGTTGGAGCCAGTAGAACGCCCCGAGCAGGCCACAGATGATGAAGGCGGCCAGCTCGAATGGGCGGTTCCCGGAGGCTTTGGCGATGGCCGAAAACATAGGGCCTCCTGGAGATTAGTGAATCTGCGATACAACGAAGTAGGCTCGCTGAAGAGTCAGGCCAGTAGCACCTGTACGCCAATAGAAGTATGGCGTAAGATAGTCACCAGCGTGAAGGAACAGAGAGATGTTGATCGTGGCGTTGGTGCTCGCGAATACGGCAGTCGCCAGGATATAGTCGTTGCTGGCGTTGCCGTTGAGACGGAACCAGCCACCAACGTCAGTAGCGCTCCCTGTACCGTTCATGAAGCACGAGACGTTCCAGACCCCATCAAACGGGATCGTGATGTCCGTGTTCGGGTTTGGCCCTGTCGCCATCCCCAGAGGATCTGCGTCGATGCTCTTGGTGGTGACAGGCTGCGAAGTATTGGCAGAGCTGTATGTCTGATTGTCTGTGCCCAGCGGCTTGGAGCGAGCGCAATAAGCACTGGACGCATTCTGATCCAGTCGGGCCAGAGCATAGGACATGTTGGTAACGTCCTGAGCCAGCGCCTTCTGCCCAGGGACAAAGTCCTGAGCGGTATACGGGATAGTCCCCGTGTAACCCATTGTGCCTCCTTACTCAGCCGCCCAGGAGAACTGGTCCCAGCGGTCCTGTGGTGGTATGTTCGTGGTATCAACAGCCCAGTACAACGTCGAATGTGCCTGGCGCAACGTGAGCTGCTGGGTATACCCACTGTCATCGAGAGTGTCCGTGATCCCCTGAATCCAGAAGTCCCCATCGAAGACGTTGCCTTCGGGGTCCTGCACTCGGATACGGTCTCCAAGCTCCAGCCTGGGGTCACCAATTACCGTGATCGTGGCAGTGGCCACCGGGTCCTTCAGGTCACTCAGGAGAGAGCCGGCCAGGGTGTTGGCAACCTCGCGGCTCTGTACGTACGAGTTGCTGTACGAGAAAGCCTGAGGCCCAAACTTGTCCATGGAGTACTGGTCCACAACGGTGATGGATGCCGTGGCCTGCTCAGTGAGCGTGTTGCCGCCAAGCATGATGCTAGGAGATCCAAGGGCCTCCATCTTGGCCTTGTTCTGGCCTGTTGGAATACCAGCCCAGTCAATGGCCTGCCCATCGTTGAAGATGTACACTGCATAGGAGTTCGGGTTCTGAACCTCCACGTCAATGTATGTGGCTCCACTACCAACCACACGAGGCCAAGGCATCCCGATGATGTTGGAGGTGCTGGTAGTGTTGGTGAGGCTTCTTCGAGCACAGGCCATTCCGGTGATCCGCCCGTCTGATCCTGGTGGCCAAGGAAATGCGTTGTCCCACGCCCATGGCGCTGGGGAGCCGAACAGGTTCTGAGTCAGGATGAACGGGACCGCCCCGTCGAAACTCAGTCGGAGAATGGTCGTGGAGCGACCAGGGAGTGTGAACGTGTCTGTGGTAGAGAATGCCTGCACTCCACGAAGGGCCTGAAGCGGGGTGTAGTCTACACTGATAATGTTCTTGATAGAGTCAATCGTCTGACTGAAGTCCAGCTCGGTGATGTGATCGATCGAGGTGACTGTCTTCTGAACCGTCTGGTACACGTCATCGGAACGAGCCGACAACGGGAAGTACTGAAAGGTTCCATCGTCATCGAAGTAGACAGATGCACGCTCAGCACCGGCTATGCTGGTGAGCAAGTCCCAAGCTTCCACCGGATCTGTGGTGACGTTGCCGGCCAGTTCAAGGGAGGAGTAGGGAAGCTTCCCACCAAAGTCCACGCTAGGGTACGCTTCTGCCAAGGACGGCAACCCGGTCCCTTCCGGGATGGCATTGAGCTGGAAGTCTGACATGGGCACGCAGACATCCAGCTCAGCGATGATCGGAATCCAGGTGTCCGAGTCGGGCAGTACAGCACGAACGTGGTCCTGCTGAGCTGAGTTTCCGCTGAGCAGGTAGTTGGACGCCTGACCATCTACCATCAGAGTGACGATCGCTCCGGACGAGGCATTGAAGTCGTAGGCCCACACACACCAATGCCAGGCCCCGTCCGAAGGCACCTTGAGGCTGGAGGGGACAAAGTCGATGTGCCCCTGGGAGCCATTCACGTAGAGGGCCATGGTACCATCGGTCTTGATTCCATACTCCAAGTACGTGACCGGGTTGGTGTTGCGCACCCAAAGAGAATAGGAGAACCTACTCGCGGGGTTCAGGTTAGTCCCGGGTCCACCACCGACAAAACTTGAGTCCCCGTACACCCACGCCGTGGCAACCGCAGAACAGTTGGACCGGGAGAACATGTCCAACCCATCGGACGATGGGATGACCTGGCCCTTCAAGGCAGCGTGATCACCCGAGTGCCAGTGTGCGTTGAGAGCACGAACGGACTTGGGTTGCTCAATGAATTCGGGCTTGGGCTGGGAAACCACCGTGGAGAAGTCCAGGATATCCAGGGAGTCGCTGTCCATCATCCGGGTAACACCCGTGATGTTATTGGCGACCATCGGCTGAATGGTGCCATGGAACGGCATGTAGACCTTGGGGTTATCTCGGAGAGGAGGCACAACGGGGATTCGTGCCGAGGCCAGAGCGTAGGAAATGAATGCCGTAGCATTGCAACCCTGCATCTCCCCATCGACCACGGGAAGGCTGATCGCGCCAGCGAGCTGATCACGGTAGTCCAAGGCGGCCAGGGACGCGGCACGATTGCTCACGGAGACATCGAAGTCTCGGGTGGTACCGATCATTCGCTGGAAGTCCGAGTGGGTGCCATCCTCCTTCTGGAAGGAGAGGCTGGCCTTGAATGGTAGGTGAATGCGCTGAGACTTGGCAGCCGAGAATGGGCTGTCCGAGTTGAAGGGCGAGAAGGTCCAAGCCGCGTCACGACGCTCGTCGTCGGTCTCCCCAGACACCAGATCAACCGTGGTCTGGGCAGAGGCGGAGCCCTCGGTATACGAGACCTCATCAGGGAAGGCACCCGTCAGCGAACGGTCCACCTCGATGCTGGCCATGTTCTGGGTGAGGTCATCCAGGTCTGGGCCAAAGGCAATCCGGGTCACGTAGCCTGGGATCTTCACGGTGTCCGTGGTGTAGGCTTCTACTGTGAGAGTGCCGCTCGTAATGAACAGCGGCTGATCCAGACCCTGAGGGGCCAAGCCTCGAACGTCGCCAGTGGAGGTTACGTATGTGGTATACACTCGACCATCAGTGTCAATAGAGAAACCGAGGGCGACTACAGTGTCACCAGCATTGCTCCGGGAGCTACCAGACACGCCGTCCCATGCCTGTTCACCATTCTCGGTGACGATCTCTACGAAGACACCGCCCGAGTCGTTGCGGAACATGTAGTAGTGGTTCGCGTCCTGGTAGAGCCGGATGACCCAGGTGTTCGTGGTGGAGCTGGGGATCATAGGAACGGGGCGGAACTGGAAGTAGAACGTCTTGCCCCGAGCATCGATTGGAGCATTGTAGGTGAGCTTGGAAGCTGGGTTGGCTGGATTGAGCAAGACGTACAGGCGAGTGGAGTCGTAACTGACCCCACTGCCCATGGTCCACGATGAATCGGGAGCGTCCGCGATGAAGTCTGCGTACGCATCCCAATCGTCTCCAGGGCGACCCTGAAGGTCGAACCCCTTGTTCAGCCAGTCAACACGAGCGGAGGCAGTGACGACTCGTTCCGGCGCCTCAATGGCGGCTGCCGTGGCCGCGTCAACAACCTTCATCTGTGCCTCCTAGGATACGTCAATGAATGTCGCGTCAGCCGAAAGCTGGAACGCGAAGTTGTACTCCAGGGTGAGATCGTTGAAACTCACGATGGGGCACCCGCGACCCCGAAGAGGAGTCGTAGCCTGGCCAATCTCCAACTGAACCTTGGACATCGAATAGACCGAGCCAGAGTTCACGGTACCTGTCAGGCGAGGAACGACGTAAGCTGAAAGAGCAGGAGCCGTTCCATTCACCGAGAGGTTCCAAGCAGTAGAGCTTGGAGTACCAGTTGGGCCGGTTGTGGACGAGATCAGCGTCGTCTTGTCTGCCTTGTACCAGTCAAGGAACGAGCTGAGTGTTACCCCAGTTCCGCTGGCCAGAAGAACAGAAGCCTGAAAGCTCCAGTTCTGACCCGCCATTACCGGAGTGCCGACGCCGGAATAGAGTCCAGACTGAGGCAGGAAGCGATAAGCCTGGCTTCCGGTATACGCCGGTGCCCACGGGATGTAGCTTGGGCTCGCGTAGTTCCACCGACCGTACTTGGAGTACGGGTGAAGAACCCACGGACCAATGCCCTCGTAGTACTGCTCCAGTATATCATACTCTTCCGGAGAAAGATAGTTGGGCCCCCCACCCCACGACAGCTTGTATTCGCGTGCCGTGGAGCCGGGGTAATCCGTACGATTACGTCCACCAAGAGTGACGTGGGTTCCGCCATTCTTGGATGCCGAGGCGGTTACGCCTGGCTTAGGATCTGGGATCTCAACGAGATTCCCAGGCTTGCCCAAGTACATGCTTACCGCCTCGCATTCTTCTTGTTGCCCTTGGTCACAACCTTGGCAATCTTCTGGCCATCGGCCACCAGAGTGACCTCGATTGGCTGGGAGTCGATCGAACCCTGGATCTCGTGGAGAACCGCAGCGTCCACGGTACCCGACGCGTAGCTACCGGTCACCAGTCCGCCAAGCACGTTGGCGGCGTCTGCCACCGACGAGTAGGAGTCCTGGATACCAAGCACCAGGCCCTGACCAGTGTATCGGCCATACTCCCGCATCACCCGGGAAGGAGAGTGGATACCCAGCAGGCCAGCAACACCCTTCGGGATCAGACTGGCCAGATAGCTGGCTGCCTGCGACACGTACCGAGCCATCCCGTAGAGACCATTGACCAGCCCCTGCACAGCAGCCTGACCAATGCCAGACATAGCGCTGGACAGACCGTTCCGAGCTGCGTTGACCACCGCGTTCTTCACACGGGAGCCACCGGAGGTTGCGGAGGAGATCCGGCTCAGGATGCCAGACAGGATTCGGCCAGGAATGCCGATGGCGTAGTTGTAGATCAAGCCGGGAAGGGCCTTGATCCCATTGACCACCGCGTTCTTCAAAGCAGTCCCGCCCGACGAGGCCAGGCTCAGGTTCTGCTTGATGCCAGACCAGAGCTTCTGCGGTAGAGTCAGACCGAACCCCAGAACCTTGGCGGGGATGCCACCCAGACCCTTGTTGATCGCGTTCCAGATGATGGAGCCCAGAGAGGCAGCAATAGACAGGTTCTGCTTCACCCCGTTGACCAGCCCCTCAACCATGGAGTTGCCAATCAGGGTAGTGGCCACTACCAGGTTCTTAACCGCGCCTGGGAATGCCTTGACGTTGTTGACCAGGTCATCGATCGCCTTGCCCATCCCGTAGATCAAGAGGATGGACGAACCCCAGTACTCACCGATAGTCCAGCTTGCCAGGTCTGTGAGCCAGTGCATGACCTGCGCCAGGGGCGCCGTGTACTCACTCAGCTTGGCGATAGACTTCACAACCTTGTCGAAGTCCTTAACGAACCCGGGTAGGTACGGGAGGACGTTATCGACAATCTCGTCCAGAGAGTCCTTCAGGTCATCCAGGGCCTTGCCCGAATCCTTCTGGGCGAACACCTTGGCGATGCCAGCAGCCAGCCGGGTAGCGGGCTCAACCAGGGCGTCAATGAGCTTGCCCAGGTTGCGGAACATGTCGTCCAGCTCACCACTAGACTCAGCCGACTTCACCCACTTATCGAACTGGGTGGCCAGCTTGGTGGCGTAGTAGGCCCCCTGCTGAAGGAACGGTAGAGCGTCGTCTGTCAGGCGAGAGAAGGCGTCCGCCAGAGGGTCCACGCCCTTGGCCAGGTGATCGATGACCCGAGAGGTCTGGTCAAAGATGGACTTGGTACGCTCAATGGCGTCCTGGGTGCTGGCCCACTTCGTGAACTTGCCAACCAGGCGACCCAGCGAACCAGCCATATTGTCCAGGCCCTGACGGGCGATAGGGATGTAGGTGTTGCCCAGGGACTTGAGGTCGTCCGCAAAGCCAGAGAAGAAGCTCTGCTGGATCTCCTTGCCCATACCCTTGACAGCATCCTTCATGCCCACGATGGACGTAACGGCTGTCTGGGCTGCCGGGGCGAGCTTCTTGAGAGCATCCTCGTAGCCCTTGGAGCCCTTCCAGCCGGCCACAATAGCGTCCTGTACGCCATTGAGAGACACGAGTAGAGCCCCTGCCCCGACGCTGACTACCGAGATGGCGGCCGGAATGCCCAGGAGTGCAGCTTCCAAACCGCCGATAGCCAGGGTGATTCCACCAATGGCGGCGGAGATCAAAGCCCCACCAAACACAACCAGGAGGCTGACACCAAGAAGCGAGGCCACCTGCTGTACATTCGACAGGTAGGAACCGAACTTGCTGATCTGCTCGTTGACCTTCTTGAATGCCGCCTGGCCCTCGTTGGCGAAGGCATCCCAGGTCTGGGTTGCCACCTCGCCAATGGCGTTACCGATAGCGGAAGCAGCCTTGACACCGAGACCAGCAGCATCCGAGATGAAGCCCCTGAAGCTGTTCTTGTCCGTCTTGACCGGGACCGTGACAGCAGCCTCACGGGCAGCGAACTTGATCTCCAGCTTGGTCTTCTCCAGGCTGGCATGGTCGATGCCGAACTTGAAGTCAATCTCGGGGGTGCCGAACTGGGTGGCGATGTACTTCTCGATGTTGAGCTTGGAAGTTTCCAGCTTAGGCTTGAGAGGGAAGGTGACATCGCGGGAGATAGACTTGGCAAGAGCCTGCGACTCAGCGAAGACCTTCTTGGCGTCCAGGTCAGCCTGGAGGTGAACCTCGGCCACCTTGCTGGCCGCCTTGGCAGCTTCGAGGGCAGCCGCGACAGCCTCAGCCTTGAACTTGGTCTCATCGAACTTGAGATCGACCTTCACCTCAAGCTTGGGGTTGATACGCTCCAGCTCTGCCTTGAGCTGAGCCTTGAAGTCGGAAAGATCGGGGAAGACCTTGACGGCAAGCTTGCCGATAACAGACCTACCAGCCATGCTTCCCCTCCTTAAAAGAGATCATCGACATAGACAGCCTTTCGAGCCTTCATGTTGGACTGCGAGAGGGCTGGTGGAAGAACGGGCTGAGGAGGCTTGACCTTCTTCTTGGAATGTGCTTGAATGTACGAAGCGGCCAGGCCATTCACCCCGTTGAGTACCTGGGAGAGCAGAAGGTTGGTGAGATTCCAGTGACCGCCCTGGAGTTCAGGGTCACGCCGGACAGCAGAATCATCGGGCAACTGCTCGCAAAGCCACAGAATCTCCCTGGGGGAGAGACGACAAGAGGCACGGAACACGTCCACCAGATCGACTCCGATGGAGTACAGGTCGTAGTAGAGCGCGCTGCCGTGCCTCTCAATAAGCCTTACGAGCCCGATGCTTCCCCCATCTGCACCGACTCGGCATACTGCTGGAAAACGGTCACCAGCATGTCAGCCGTCATCGGGTCCAGCCACGCCTTAGCGGCAGCCTGGTCATCCGCGACCTTGGTCAGAATCTCCCGGTAAAGCTTGGTCTGGCGCTTGAGGGTCTGGGCCGCCGACTCGTTCGGCACGTCCTCCTGACCCTGCTCCATCAGGTCAAGAACCTTGTCCCGGTCCCGCTCAGCCAAACGGAGGTACGCCTTGAAGACGGTAACTCCCTCAACAGTGAAGTCGCCATACTTCTGCTCAGCGAGCTTCTGAAGTGCCTCAACAGTGAAAGTAGCCATGAGTGTGCCTCTCTTCCCGCGCCTGCATGAATAGAAAGCTCTGGCTCCCCGAGGAGGCACGGGTACTCGGGGAGCCAGATGAATCAGGAACCGGTGGCCTGGAGGGACACCTTGAACAGACCAGCGATCTCGTTAGCCTCGCCAGCCGAGTCCAGAATCGACGCAGAAACCGGCAGGCCCATGAAGTCGTCGGTCGCGGCCTCGGAGTTGTCCGAGCCCAGGATCGAGACCTTAGGCAGCCAGTACCACTTGCAACGAGTACCGGACGAGTGGATGATCTGGGCAAGCAGAACCTTCTGCTGGGCAGCCGGAACACGAGGCGCAATGAAGTTGCCATCCGTCTCGTCCACCGAGCCACCGCCGTAGTACAGCGACAGACCCAGGAAGTCCTGCTGAATCAGGGTGAAGCCCAGGGCATACGTAATCGGGGCAACCGACTCCTCCAGGTTAGGCGCCTGCCACGAACCATTCGTGGTCCGGTCACCACCATCACGAGTGATCGTCAGGGGCGAATCCTGCGAGGTGTGGCCAACCTCTTCGTAGCCACCGGTTGGGGTCCAAGCCAGCTCGTCGGCACTCGCACCCGTCTGGGGCAGGCTAGTCGGCTTAGGGGTGCCAAGGTCAGCCACGAAGTAGTGACCAGTATTGGCGATGTAGACTTCGGACGAAGAAAGAGCCATCGAAGATCTCCTTACTCAACGTACATGGACATGGTGATATTGACTGCTCGGGTGAGGCTGGCTTCATTGGACACTGGGATAGGAACAACCCCGGTGCCACCAGAGCAACCGAGTTCCCGCTTGAGAGTCCGTCTCACGTACGAGCCCTTTGCATAGGCATCCTCGATGCCCTTACTGGAGTAGATGTCGATGTCCAACAGCGGGTCATCCGCCAGGACATCCTGGAAGCTCTCCATGAAATCCCCGCCAAGGCGCTTGACCACCATCACGGGCTTGGTTGTGAGGATGGTGCCCATCTTGGCTGGGCGCTCCGGGTGAACCGAGAAGTCAGGCTCGAACACAGCCTTGATCTTGGCAAGCGCGATCTCCATGGCATCGTCGCCACTAGCAAAACTCACAGCTCACCTCCGGCAACGCGAGTGAACGCCTTGACCCCCTCGGTACGCTTGCCGCCTGGGTCGTCGTTCCAGTAGTGGCCGAACTCCTTGGAGTAGGCGTTGGGGTCATTGGACACGATGTACCAGTCCACCCGGCCCTCTTCCACGTCGATGGACTCTTCGAACTCACCCGTGTTAGAGTGAGGGGCGATCTTAGCCTTAACGGCCTCTTCGACAAGCCCAGCGAAAGGACGGAGAGCAGCATGGAGTTGCTTGTTGTGGGCTACGACGGAGACTGCGTTGGCGTTGACGCTTGCCTTTCCCATCAGTTCACCCGCCTTAGTGTGAGTTGAATGTGGTGGACTCGTCCCGTGGTGTTACCGTAGGCTTCCGGCTCACCCCGTACTTCAAAACTCCCGCCCTGGAGTACATTTGAAGACGTCCAGTCAATCTGAGCCCACGTGTTGAAGGCGGGAGTAGTAGGTGGGAGGAAGCAGGTGAACTCCTCCACCGAGCGCTGGCCCATCTCACGCAGGATGATCGAGGTCGGCTCCGAAGAGCGACCGGGGAGGATGAACCCCTTGAGCTGGACAGGGTTATCAAGATCAGGAACCAGCCTATCCGCCCCGGATGGGTCCGGGATAGCGGGGTAGAGAGTCAGGTCATGAGGAAATCGCATGGATTACCACGACCAAACAGGGATCGGGTCCGTGTCGTTATACGGCTGAGCGTAGACGTTCCGGCAGCCACGACCCTCGTAGTAGGAAGTCAAGCGGATAGAACGGACACCGCCAGCACCCCCTGCGATGCGCTCGATCTGCTTGATCTCGCCATCGGTGAGGAACAGGCCAACCGAGAAGTCCTTGGAGTAGCCGTAAGAGTACGATCCGTACGACTCGTTCTGGAAGCCATCCGGGTTGTTCAGGTAACGCATGGTGGCACGCAGGCAGATGACCTTGATGGCCGCTGGTGCCGTGGACACGTCAGACCAGGCAGTCTCGCTGCCAGCGACCTCCCTGATCAGGGCACTCACGTCCTCCAGAGCAAGTTCCGCCTGGTCCGTGTCCACCACATCGTAGCGAGCTTGCAGCTCCTCTAGGGTGGCCAGCGGGTCCAGATCGGAGGTCGAGCTGCCATCGTCTGGGAGATCTACGACGGGCATAGGTGCCTCCTTATGGTGTGATGCCACTGACGGGTTCCACCTTCAACACACCGCCATCGGTGTAGATTCGGTAGTAGTTAGCGTTGGTCCGGTCCTTCACAACGACGCCAGGAACCTTAGAATCCTTGTTGGACCCAGTAAACAGAAGGTCCGTATCTGGCATCTGAAGCATCTTGTCTTGATTTCGCTTAAGCTGCGTATTGCGGTTATTGCCGGCACCCCATGCCATGTCCCCGTTTGCCATGATGTTAAACCGGCGCAGAGTGTCGCCAACCATTCCGACTTGGAACGCACGAACGTTCGAAAGGGTCGATCCTGTTGGGGCTTCAACCCCGATCATTGCCCCTGATCCTGGATTTGAATTCGTCCAGCGCACGACCATTGTTGGTTGGTCGTTATTGTTTTCCAGGTGCAGCCTGGCGGTCGGAGCAGAGCTACCCATGCCCACGTATCCGTTGTCGGGCTTGACGTAGATATCATTCTCTACGAAAGCCCCTGAACTGTCGTAGCGAGCAAGGGTAAATGAGTTGTCCGAACCCTTTCCCAACGTCCATCGAGAGCCGGACCCGGCGACGTTAAACTTGATCTGCTGTGCTACGCCATCGGCGCCAACGAATACCGCCCCATCGGTCTGGTCGTAGGTAGTCGAGAAAGACGAGTCGGTCCCCGTCACGTTCCATCGACAACCAGGACCGATTGAAGCGGAGAATCCGGGGTCGTACAGCCCGGCGACCGTGCCGGACGCAATAACGCCGTTAAGGCTGATCTGACCACCGTTGGTGATCTTCACGCCGTAATCTGGGCTCACGAGCCCGGTGTTGTCGTCGCCCGCTGCGCAGTGCGTCGCGAACCCATTGACGACCACCGGGCAGTGCGGTGTACTGGCGCCCGTGCCGACGATCTCAAGGCCGGCGTACCCGCCTCTGTTGGTGTTGTCGTTGACGCCA